GGTCTTCTTGCGACGATACCAGTTTTTGCGAAATTGTGCCCTCTGCCTGCGGAAACACACTCATGTGATCCGCGGAAGGGCCAAAAGTGCTGGTAGGGGTGTTTTTGCGCCGCGTATTTGCTGGCCGCGTTCCGATCATTGAGTGACTCCGATCTCCGCTAACCCGACGTGTGTGAACCCGGCGGGGGAGACAGGAGCTAACTGAGCAAGACCCCGCCGGGGTACAGCGATTTTATCAGATGTTGAGAGGTTTTCATTGTGGACGATGACCAGCAGTATTACCTGGGCCTGCGGAGTGCTTTTGCCTCTGAGTATGCGTTTCTGATTAAGGCGCAGCGGTTCCATTGGAATGTTGAGGGCCGGCATTTCTACAGTGATCACGGCTTGTTCCAAACCATCTATGAGGAGGTTCAGGAGATCATTGATGATTTCGCTGAGAATCTTCGTAAGCTCCAGTTGTTTGCGCCGGCCAGCTTGGGCGAGTTGAGCATGTTGAGCATGATCTCGGATGCCAGTGACGGTTTGGTGGCTGAGGAGATGCTCCAGGTTCTTTTGGATGACAGCGACAAGATGGTGAGTATTTTCCGCATGATGTTTGAGATTGCGGAGGAGCATGGGGATCACGGGTTGTCTAATTTCTTGGCTGATCGCCAGGACGCGCATGCGAAGCATTCTTGGATGTTGCGGTCGAGTTTGAAGGTGCTTAGTGGGTAGGCGTGGCCCGAAACCGGGGCCAAACCATCTGAAAGTGATCGCAGGGGTGGCTGAATCGCGTCTAAACCGGGACGAGCCTGTTCCTTCTAAGGCGGCGGCTAGTTTGGCACCGGATTCGATGTCGGAGGGCGCTCGGAAGGTGTGGGATCGCCTCGCTCCCGATCTGGTCGATAAGGGCATGCTCACTGAGTGGGATGTGGATACGTTTGTTGTGTTTTGCGAGGCTGTGGCTACTTACCATGAGTGTCGGAAGATGCTGGAGGAGTCTCCTTCTGAGCATGGGAAGTATTTGGAGCGTGGTTCGGCCGGCGGTCTGATTAAAAGCCCGTATTGGCAGATTATGCGTGATTGTTCGTCGGTGATGGCTCAGTTTTCGTCGCGGTTTGGGATGACGCCTGGTGATCGGGCAAGTTTGAAGGCTGGCGTGGAGTTGGGTGGTTCGGATTCGGGTGGGCCTTCGCGTGGCGCTGAGAGGATTTTATCGTGACTTATGTGTGTGCGCCGCCGGCTGAGCGGGTGATTCCGGTGACGCGCGGGTGTGATCGGTCTTTTACGATTCAGCGCCTGAATTCTGGCGGCTCGGCGGTTAGTTTCGATGCGGGTTCGTCTGTCTATATGTGGATTGATATTGATCGTGCTGCGCCGACGCGGGTGGATGCTGTTGTGTCGGGGTCTAATGCTGCTTTTGTGTTGGATTATGCGGTGTGTGATTTGGTTCGGACCGGTACTCGTTGGCGCATTGTGTTGAAGGTTGGTTCTTCTGAGCTTGCGTTGTTGGTGGGACGGTTTGAGAGGTATGACGGCTGATGGGTGATCAGAATTTTGTGATTAGTCAGGGTGATTTCATTTCGGTTGTGGTGTCTGATCCTGTTCCGGTTTCTGTGTCGGTGGCTGATCCGGTTTCGGTGGGGTTTGTTGGTTTGTTGGGGCCGACCGGGGCCACTGGTGCGAAGGGTGACACGGGCGCGGTTGGCCCTGCTGGCACTACGTTATGGAGTGGCTTGAGTGGTGTTCCTGCTGCGTTAGTTGCTGGGTCGAATGTTGCTAATGGTTATGCCGGCCTCGACAGTGCTGGTTTGGTTCCTGCCGGGGTGTTGCCGTCGTATGTCGATGACGTGCTGGAGTACGCCAACTTTGCGGGTTTCCCGTCGCCGGGTGAGATTGGCAAGATTTATGTCGATAAGGCGACGGGGAAGATTCATCGTTGGACTGGCAGTGTGTATGTCGAGATCAGCCCTAGTCCTGGTTCTACAGATTCGGTGGCTGAGGGCAGCACTAACTTGTATTACACAAATGCTAGGGCTTCTGCTGCGGCCCCGGTGCAGTCTGTTGCGGGGCGTACTGGCGCGGTGGTTGTGGCTAAGGCTGATGTGGGCTTGGGCAATGTGGATAACACGTCGGATGCGTCTAAGGATGCTGCTGCGACGGCGCTGGCGAATAAAACGTCAATCACGTCTACGGGTGCGGTGACTGGTTCGACGTTAGTTTCAACGGTGGCGCAGGGTACTGCCCCTCTGACGGTCACTTCTACGACGGTTGTGCCTAACTTGAATGCGACTGCGGTAGGCGGTTTGGTTCCTACCATTTCTGCTACTGCTTACGCTATCGGTGCGCGGGATGCTAGTGCGAACCTGACGGCTAATGCTTTCACGTCTACTGTGGCGACTGGTACGGCACCTATGACTGTCGCATCGACTACTCGCGTCAACAATCTCAACGCTACCTATCTCAGCGGTAATGGTGCAGACGTGTCTGGTACAGCCATATATAGCGTCCCGACGCGAGATGGTAACGCTAACGTCGCTGCTCGCAGTTTCATTTCAGGTTTCACTAGCACGGTGACATCTGCTACAGCCGTTACGCTTACTTCCAGTAACGCGACTACGGGGAACGCTATTCAGGAGTTCACCGGGAGTACGGCTCAGACTGTTAATCTTCCAAGTGCAAGTGTTGTTGCAGGTCAGAAATACTTGATCCTCAATAACAGCACTGCTGCTGTGACCATACAATCTTCTTCTGCTGCGACGGTTTTAACTTTAGTCGCTGGGGCAACAGCCGAATTGACCGCGCTAGTCGCTACTCCTACTACGGCTGCAAACTGGAAAGTAGCAAACGGTGAAGCGTCGAGGCTTAATGGGCTAACTGATACAGCCGCGTCGACGGCCAATACGATTGCGCGGCGGGACGGCAACTCGCTTCTTTTCGCAAAAAACTTTGTTCCGCAGTTTTTAACCACGGCAACAGCCGCAGGTACTACTACTCTGCTGGTTAATAGTAATCCAATTCAGGAGTTCACCGGCACGTTAGCGCAGACTGTTGTTCTGCCAACTACGTCGGTATCGTCTGGGCAGACGTACACGATTATAAATAACAGTACGGGTTTGGTGACGGTTCAGTCTTCTGCTGCTGCAACAATCGTGATTCTTGCCGCTGGCACTCAGGCAATGTTTACTGCTTTATCTAATAACCCGACTACTGCGGCGCATTGGAAGAGCAGTTATGCGGTTGATCCGGTGGCAGCGCAAACGCTCAGCAACAAAGTTTTAACTACCCCAACCCTTTCGGGCGGGTATGCCACCGTAGCTTACGGCGCAGGTCTGACCTACTACAACACCCAAGATCAAACCACCAACACCGAATATGTCGGCACTGGGTTCACTGGAAATACCTGGGTGTTTAACTCACAGGCCACGGGGACTGGGACGCGCCGTGCGCTCCAATTCCAATCCGGTGCATCACTGTTTGTTGACGCTTTTAACTCTACCAGTGGGACGGTGAGGGTAACTAATACTACCTCTGGTGTGGGAGTTGCAGCGTTCGGTGTTGCATCTACTTACACCAACTCGTCGGGCCTGACCTATAGCGTGTTGCTGAATCCGACAATGAGCCAAACGGGCACGGGCGGCTACACAGCATTGTTGATTAACCCTACTGAAACGTCCAACACGGGTACTGGGTCTAAGTTGCTGATTGATGCCCAGTTGGCGGGTTCATCTAAGTTCAGTGTCTCTAATGCTGGCACCGTATCGGTCGGTGGCACAATTGAGCTTGGTCATGCGAGCGATACCACTTTGTCTCGTTCGGCGGCGGGTGCGCTTGCCGTCGAGGGCAACGTAGTGGAAACGCAAAACTTCAAGAACGTGGCTAACGGGTATTGTGGCTTGGACGCCAATGGCACCGTGGCTGCTAACCAACTGCCGTCCTATGTAGATGACGTTCTTGAATACGCGAACCTAGCTGGGTTTCCAGCGACGGGCACTGCCGGCAAAATCTTTGTCGCTATCGACACAGGCAAGGTGTACCGCTGGTCTGGAACTGTTTACATTGAAATCAGTCCCAGTCCCGGTAGCACTGACGGTGTTACGGAGGGTTCGACAAATCTGTATCACACCACTGCGCGTGCTGCTGCTGCGGCTCCGGTGCAGTCGGTGGCCGGTAAGACTGGAACCGTTTCACTGGTCAAGGCTGATGTTGGCTTAGGGAGCGTCGATAACACGTCTGACGCCGACAAGCCTGTTTCCACCGCTACTAGCACTGCTCTATCAGGTAAAGAGCCTACGATTACGGCAGGCACTACGGCCCAGTATTATCGCGGCGATAAATCTTTTCAAACCCTTGATAAGACGGCTGTCGGATTGGGCAGCGTAGATAACACTGCCGATTCTTCCAAGGCTGTTTTGTCTGCAACTAAGCTGGCTACAGCTAGGTCTATTAACGGTGTGTCTTTCGATGGCACGGCTGACATTGTGGTGTCTAAGCCGCGTGTAGGAACCACAACATCTAATACGGCAATCTCTATAGATTCCGCTCTCTACGATCAATTCAATGTTTTGGCTCTTGCAGCTAATACCACGATCACGATTACTGGTACGCCTAATGATGGTCAAAAGTTGCTAGTTCGTATTAAGTCTGCCGCTGTTCAGACTTTGACGTTTGATAGTGCAAAGTTCCAATCTTCGGGTGTAGCTGTGCTGCCGGCTCAGACGGTTGCGGGGAAGACTCATCTTGTTGGTTTCATTTATGACAGTGCGGTAGGCAAGTTTGTGTGTGTGGCCTCTGATAGTTCGGGGTACTAAATGCCTAGTGAACTTACAACGGTTTCTACGGCTGGGGCGTATACCTATTCCATTCCCGATTGGGCGCTATACATTGACGTTGTAGTTCTCGGCGGCGGCAAGGGTGGTCGAAGTGGCGGCACACTGCTACGGAATGGTGGTGGCGGCGGCAAGGGGTCTTACGGTTCTGCCACGCTGACTCGCGGCGTAAATGTTGGGTTCGGTGTCACGTCTATTACTGGGATTGTGGGTTCTGGTAGTGCCGGCGGCACAGGTGGAAACCTCAATGCTTCTGCTAGCGGAACTTCATCGACAGCTATTGCTACTGGCTGGGCCGGAATTAGCGGGGCGGGTGGCACTGCCGATTTCTCTGGCACCAGTAATGACGGGGAAGCTGCCGGGAATTTGATCTTTAATGGACAAACCTATGTTGGCGGTGCCGCCGCGACAACTTTAGGTCAGGCCGGTAACGCTCCTGGTGGTGGTGGCGCTGGCGGTCAATTCGGCAATAACAACGGCGGTGCAGGCGGCGTCGGGCGGGTTTGGATTCTTGCCTACGGTGATCGGCCTAACCAGTTTTTCCAAATGTTCTAACGGCTACCTGCCGTAACTGACTTGTCTGAAACAATTTTTGGCGGTACTACCGGCCTTGGTCAGGAAGCTATGTCTTAATTGGCGCATACGAGGCGAGGAGAGGGGTGTGCTTGTGGAGGTTTGCGGGTACACCTTTGATAACGTCGAGTGCGCCGGCAAGGGCGATCATCTGTGCGTTCCCCGCGCGGATCACGCCCAGGCGTTCTTTGAGGAATGTTTGGTGCATACGAAGGGTAAGTATGCGCGGCGTAAGTTTGTGTTGGCTGATTGGCAGCGCGAAGAGATCATTCGCCCGTTGTTTGGCACGGTTCGGTGGTCTGAAGAGTCTGACGAATACAAACGGGCTTTTGAAGTGTGCTGGATAGAGTTGGCTCGCAAGAATGGCAAGAGTGAGCTTTTGGCTGGCATCATGCTTTATCTGCTTGTTGCGGACAATGAGGAATCTGCGGAGATTTACGGTGTGGCCCGTGATCGTAACCAGGCTTCGCTGGCGTTTGATGTGGCGGCGCAAATGGTTCGGTTCTCGCCGGCCCTAGCGAAACGGTTGAAGGTTACTGACTATAAGAAGCGAATCTATGACACTAAGACCAATTCTTTTTATTCGGTGATTGCGGCTGATGCTCAAAGTGCTTTGGGTTCCAACCCGTCTGGTGTTGGTGCCGACGAAATCTTGGCTTGGCGTGGCCGCGAGATGTGGGATTCCCTTCGCACTGGTATGGGTTCTGGTGCGCGGCGACAACCGATGATGGTTGCTTGCACCACTGCGGGTAACGATATGGAGGGTTTCGCCGGCCAAATGCACCAGGAGATGCAGCGGATCGCTGACGATCCTGCGCGCTCACCGCACACCTTTGTGTACCTGCGAAATACCCCTATGGACGCAGACCCTTTTGATGAGAGTCACTGGTCACACGCGAACCCTGCTTTGGGCGATTTCCTTCGCGTTGAGGCAATGCGCGAACAGGCTCTTGAGGCCCGTAACAACCCTTTGGCCGAGATGGGTTTTAGGCAGTTCCGTTTGAATCAGTGGCAGGTTTCGACGGTTCGGTGGATGCGTATGGATTTGTGGGATCAGTCGGCCGGCACGATCTTTAAGTCGAACCGTGATGCTTTGGATGCGTTCGCTGGCCGCGAATGCTGGTTCGGCTTGGACTTGGCTGCCCGTATGGACTTGACCTCTCTGTGCTACTTGTTCCCCAACGGCGACGGTTCAGTTGATGTGGTGTGGCGGCATTGGGCACCCGAGGCGGCTGTGGCGAAGCTCGACAAGCTGACTAACGGGAAAGCCACCCAGTTCGTCAAGGATGGCTGGTTGACGGTCACTGAGGGCGACGTACTGGATTTCCAGCGGGTGTATGCCGACATTGCTAAAGACGCTCAACGGTTTGTGTTTTTGGGCGGTGACGCGGACCAGTGGTCAAGTGATCCGGTGATTCAGGAGATTGAGTCTCGGACGTATGTAAGTGAGATTTTTGCGTACAAGAATGATTTCTCGCATATGTCGGATGGCATGCACAGAATCTTTGAGATGGTTGTTGGCGGCAGGTTCCTGCATCACGGTAATCCTTTGGCGCGCTGGTGTTTTGATTCTTGCGAGGCCAGGGTGGCTAGTTATGACCCTAATTTGATTCGACCGGACAAACCGGATCGCAATGTTGCGTCCAAGCGCATCGATGCCGTGCCTTCTGCGGTGATGGCCGTGAATGCTTGGGTTACTCGCGGTAGCGACCTTGAGTCGGTTTACGAAACCGAGGACATTCTGATCCTCTAAGGAAGGCTCATGCGTAAAAAGGACTTATTGAAGGGCTATGTGGGTAGGAAGTTGCATGTAACTCCCACTACTGGCCCCGCTTTTACTGGCGTGTTGACCGCTGTTGCCGATGCGAATCTTGCGTTTACGGATGTAGTGGTGGTGTCGAGCGGCGAGTCTGCCGCCGGCCATTTACTGATTGGACGGGACAACATTGCCTATCTACAGGTGTTGGTGACTGATGCTGCTAACTAACGGCATTTCGGTTGCGCCGCAGGCTCTTGCGGAGTTGGCCCCACAGATTTCAAGTGCATACTACTACCCTGAGACTCTCGGTTTGGAGTTGGAGAAAAAGTTCGCCCTGTATGGGGAGATTTATTCTCAGCAGCCTTGGGTTCGGACTGTGATCGATAAGCGTGCGAACGCTGTTGCTCGGCTGCCTGTCCAGGTGTGGGACATTGACGGTGATACTCGCAAGATGGATTCCCGTTCGCAGTATTCGCGGTTGGTTGCGGACCCGTGCGAGTACATGGACAACTACAGTTTTTGGCAGTGGATTCAGACCACTATCGACATTTACGGCGAGACTTACCTAGCGTTGGTCAAGGACGGCAATGGGATGCCGGTGTCGATGATGCCGATGCATCCGACGCGGGTGGCGGTGAAACGTAATCCGCAGGACGGCAAGTACGAGTATTTCTTCCAGGCCGGCAGCGGTATCGGCACTGAGCTTGTGCGGTTTCAGCAAGAGGATGTTGTTCCGTTTAAGTTGTTCAATCCTCGTAAACTTGAGCGCGGCCTGTCGCGTTTGGAATCTTTGCGTTCGACGTTGTATTCGGAGGATTCCAGTCGCAACGCTACTGCGTCGATGTGGGCGAATTCTGGTCGGCCAAACATTGTGATGTCTACGGAGAAGAAGCTGGGGCCGGATGGCCGTAAACGTCTGATTGAGGCGTTCAATCAAGCTCACCAGGGTTCGGGGAACGCGGGTAAGACCCTTGTCCTTGAGGATGGGGTGTCGGCTACTCAGTTCCAGTTGACGGCTACGGATATGCAGTTCATTGAGGGCCGGAAGCTGAATCAGGTGGAGGTGTGTGGTGTTTTCGATATTGCGCCGACTCTGGTGGGCATTTTGGATCATGCCACCTACTCCAATGTCAGCGAGCAGATCCGAGGGTTTTACAGAGACAGCATGAGTGGGCCTCTCCAGTTTGTGGAGTCGGTGTTTAACAAGCATGTGGGTTCGTATTGGCGGCGTAAGAACGAGATGCGTTTCGCTCTTGATGAGGTGCTGCGCGGCGATCCTGAGAAGCGCGGTGAGACTGTGCAGAAGGCTGTTAACTCTGGCGTGATGACGCCTAATGAGGGCCGCGATTTCATGGGTTTGAATCGGTCGGATAATCCTTTGGCCGATAGCTTGTTCGCTAACTCTGCGTTGCAGGAGTTGGGTAAGCCGTCTGAGAGGATCACGTTGGCTGGTCAGGTTTCGGGTGAAACGCCGGATCATGTGGCGGTTGTGCCGCCGGCTACTCCGGTCGCTTCTCACGATAATAGTCCTCCGACGATGATCCCTGCGGTGAAGCCGCCGAGGGCTTTGGCTGCGGTTGCGCCGTCGAAGCATTTACGGGCGATTAAGGGTGAACTTGGTCGAGGACGTTCGCAAGACGAAATTAAACGGTTCGCGTTGAGTTTGGCCGATAAGGCTAGTGACGCGCAGGAATTGATCGACATCTTGAGTGCTGTGGAGATGGCGCTCGGTGAGCATGCCAGGAAGGCTATGTAATGAACATTGAACTCAAGCAGGTAGTCGCTACCGTTGAGTCCGACATTGAAGAGAGTGAAGAGTTTCCGTATGGCGGTTTCGTCGCGGTGGCTTCCACTCCTTCGTTGGATCGTGATGGCGACAAGCTGGAGAGCGGCGAGTGGATCACTCCGCTGCCGGATCACATCACGATTGATATTGACCATGAGATGAGTGTGCGTGGCACGGTGGGTTCTGCTCGCCCGTATTTCAGCGAGGACGGCCAGTTGATGATTGAGGCCCGTTTCGCTTCTACGGCGCAGGCCCAGGAGACTCGCACGCTGATCCGCGAGGGACATGTTCGCACGGTGTCTGTCGCGTTTCTGACTGATAAGTCGAAGAAGTCGGGTGAGCCTCGCCGCGAGCTACTGAATGTGGGCATTGTGGCGATCCCGTCTAACCGTGACGCCATGATTTTGTCGTCCAAGACGGCGGCAATCAAAGATTGTCAGTGTTGGGATGGTTACGAGCGGGTGCCCGGTACTACGCCGTGCGCTCCTGGTTCATGCCGAAAGTGTGACGCCGCTTCTAAGATGGCTGCTCTTGTCACTACTAAGGCCGGCGGCGATGCTTCGCTGATTCAGGCGATCCATGATGCTGCTTGTCATCTTGGCGCTGGATGTTGCGCTATGGATGATCCTGCTGAGGAAGCCGCTGAGGAAGCCGCCATGAAGTCGGTGGATGCTAAAGCGATCCCCGGCGATATCACTATTGATGAGTTCAAGGCTGCCTTGGATTCGTTTTTTCAGACCACGCCACCCGATGTGTCACCCGTTGAGTCGCCCGTTGAAGAGGCCGCTGTAGAGCCTGTTGAGGTTTCTGCACCCGTCTTGGATGCCGCCGATGATGCCGCTGATGCCGTGGCACAGAGGGCACGCCTGATGGCGATGAGTGTCCTCGCTGATTCTGTTCTCGCCTCTGAGAACTGAATCCTTTTCTAACAACCTAAATAGAAGGAAAAGTTATTATGCCGAATACGGCACAGTTGACTGCGCGTGGGCGTGAAATCGCGCAGTCCATCAAAGATATTGATGCTCGGGATGATCTCTCGGCGTCACAGAAGTCTGAGGCTCTTGACAAGATTCAGGGCGAGTGGGATTCGCACATGGTTGAGGTCAAGAATTCGGAGCGTGCCAGCGAGTTGGCCGCGAAGATGGGGCCGACTGGCGACACCCGTGAGATTGACGGCGAGGTGATTGAGCTTCCGCAGATGGAGGTTCGGAACCTGGGCCAGATCAAGAAGCAGCTTGCCGCTAGCATGCTGACTCATCCTGAGTACCGCAAGGCTGTTAAGGCGCTGGATGATTTCAGCAAGCCCAAGAGCCAGTTCGACCTGAACTTCAGTGTCGATGTGAAGGATTCGACTTCCGCTAACAACATTATGGGTGAGGGTCTGTATGGCACCACCGGCCCGTCTGCTGTTGGTCAGAACCCGTTCCTGACGGGAGCTTTCGGTCCCGGTATCCTGCCGACCTTCCTGCCTGGAATTGTGGAGCAGTTGTTCTTCAAGATCGGCATTGCCGATTTGATTTCTTCAATCCCGGTCACCACTCCTGATCTGTCTTACCTGACTGAGTCTGCTGCGGTGATGAACTCCGGTGCTGTTGCTGAGTCTGCCCTGTACCCGTTCTCCAGTGAGACTTTCTCCAGGGTGTATGAGCAAGTGGGGAAGATCGCGAACGCAGCGGTTTTGAGCGACGAAGCTATCAAGGACGCACCGCAACTGTTTTCGTTCTTGCAGGGTCGCCTGATTGAGGGCATTCAGCGGCAGGAAGAGGTGCAGATGCTGGCCGGCTCCGGTTACCCCGGCGTGAACGGTCTGCTTCAGCGGTCGAGCGGTTTCACCAAGCCTCAGACCATCACCGCCGTGTCGAACGTGAAGTTCCCGGCTACGGGCACTAACGGTGCTGGTGTTGTTCAGGCTAACGTGTCCTCGCTGACTTACGGTCGCAAGATCACTGGCGCTTCGACTGGCGTGTACCCGACTGCCACTGCTATCGCTGAAGGCATCTTCGATGCGTTTGTTGATATTCAGTTGTCTGTTTTCAACACTCCTAACGCAATTGTGATGCACCCGAGGGATTTTGAGATTCTTAGGCTTGCCAAAGATTCCAGCGGTCAGTATCAAGGTGGTTCGTTCTTCGGTCTGGCTTACGGTCAGTCCGCGAACGCCGGCCAGTCTTTGTGGGGTGTGTCGGTTGTTACCACGCCGGCCGTTCCGCAGGGCACGATCTTGGTGGGCTACTTCGATAGCAGCACCATTCAGGCCGCGCGCCGCGAAGGTATCTCCATGCAGATGACCAACTCCAATGGCACCGATTTCGTCAACGGCAACGTGACGATCCGCGCCGAGGAGCGCCTGGGTCTGCTTGTGTACCGTCCCAGCGCATTTGAGCTAATCCAGTTGGTGAACGGCTAATAGCCAAAGCCATGAATAAGGTTTCGGTCTTGGGGTCGGCGTCACGTCGGCCCCAAGGCTGACCCTGTTGGAAAGGTGGTTCCTAGTGACCAACACGGTAACCAATATTAGTGTGATTGATGAGTATCATCAGTCGATCATTCAGCCGCGTGTCTTTGCTCAAGTTTTTGGTATCGGTGTTACGCCGACGCCGGATGAGGTTGAAGAGGACGTTGTTGAGGATGATGGTGATACGAAGGCGAAGGTTGTTCGCCGGCCCAAAGCTGCGAAGCCCGAGGGCACTGAGGGTGTCGAAACGAAATGACGAGACTCGCTGAGGCATTGGATGTTTTCGTAAACAACAATTACGGTGACGATCAGGTTGAGTTGGCGCTTGATTGGGCCACGTCTGCGATCCAAGGTTATACGGGTCGCACGTTTGATCTGGTGACTGGTGATGTGGCGGTGCTTGATCCACATGAGGGTAAAGCGATGCTGCCTAATTTTCCGGTTGTGCAGATCACCAATGTCTCGGCGTGGCTTCCTGCTTCAAACAATTACGGCATGGCGTGGACCGATATCACTAACTATGCGTTCGTCCCTGAGACTGGTTTGGTGTACAACACCACTGGCCTTCCCGGCACTAGCTGGCATGCCGGCCCATCATGGCCTTGGCTTCCAGGCTCGCTGCGGGTCACTTACGATCACGGGTATACGGCTGCACCACAGCCGTTGAGGGACGTGTGCATTCGGTTGGCGCAGCAGTACTTGGACAATCCCACCTTGACGATGAATGCCCGTGTGGGTGAGGTCGAGGCGCGTTACAGCGGCTCTTACGGCTTGGTGTTCTCGCATCACGATAAGGCGATCTTGGATCGTTACTGTGATGTGGGTGTGTCGTGAAGCGGGGCGCGGACACTGTCACGTTCCTTAAAGCGGTTCCCACTGGAGATTTTGACCGGCAGGGTAATCCGATCATCGATGAGCAAGAGTTCGATATGCCGAACTGTTGGGTTCAGCCGATGAGTGTGCATGATCAGGTGAGTCAAACCACTTACAGTGATGCGACTCACCGGGTGATCTCGCCGCCGGCCGGCGCTGCTTTGGCTTGCGAGGCTGAGGATTTCATCTTGTGGGATAACACTCGTATGCGGGTGGTCGGCGTGAAGGTTCATCGTAATCGCGGCATGGTTGATCATGTCACGGTGATTGCGAAGGAGGAGCATGGCTGATGTCTTTGGCTAGTCAGATCGTCTATAACGTGCTGGGTAAAGCTGAGATCGATAAGGCGATTGCCGCCTCGACGGTGGTGCGTGCTGGCTTGATCGAAAAGGCTAATGAGGTTCAGGACTATTGGGTTAGTTACTGGAATGATTTGCCTCACCCGTGGTCCCGAGTTCACACGTTGAAGTCGGGGTATGTGGAGGAACCTGGCGACTACGCCAACAGTATCCGTATCTACTATCTGCGTACACGCGGCGGCTTTATGAAGGCCCGTGTGTGGGCGCGCGACTACAAGGCGCATTGGATTGAGTACGGTGCCGCTCCTCACATGAGTGGTTGGCCTCCTCCGCATATGGCCGGCGGGATGCCCGAGTTCGCTCCACGGCAGCACACCCTAGATCACTTTGGTGGGGGAGGTGACGTAGACGTTGTCTACGCCGATTAGCACCTTGAAAGGTGTGGCCCCGCATTCGGAAGAGTTCGTCATTGCCTATCTGAAACAGTCATTGACGAATGTTCGCACCGAGATGCCAAACGATCCTCCCTTCCCGTTCTATCTCGTCAATCGCTTGTCTGGTGGTGATGACAGAATTTCGGATTATCCGACTCTGTCGGTTCACTGCTTCCACACCTCGCGCCAGTTGGCTTCTGATGCTGCTGACGCTATGCACGCCAAGATGAAGGCGCTGACCGCAAAGTCGGCTGTCCTAGTTCGCGGCGTCACTGTCGGTGTGGACTACATCGAAGTTGTTGAAACCCCTACCTGGGTGGACTACAACGATCCCAATATCAAACGCTATGTTGGCCGCTACCAGTTGGGTTTGCGGCTCACCTGAAACACCTTTCTTTTCACAACAACTCAATAGAGGATAATTAAATATGGCAGGACAGATTTGGACTTCGCTCTGGACGGGCGACTCCAACCGACTCCGCAAGTGGCTGTATGGCTCCGTTTTGGTTCGCGACTGGAATTCGGACGGCTCTACAAGCCTTGCTTCTTTCACTCCGTTTGATACGGACGGCAACCTCAAGACCACTCTGCTGAGTTCCAGCTTCGCTGGCGGTCAGTGGTATGAGCTTGGGTCGCTCACTGAGAGTGGCGTGGAGTTCAATCCCAAGTTTGCGACTGAGCAGACCAAAATTTGGCAGTCTCGTCGGGCGCAGCGTTCGGACATCACCGAGGACGATGAGGAAATCATGTTCTCGCTGGCTGAGTCGAAGCCGATTGCGGATGTTCTTCGGAACAACCTTCCGCTGTCGGGCTTGACTGCTCCTGGCTCGACAAGCTACGCATCGACTAAGCCGATCACCACTGACATTGTTTACCGTCAGATGGTTGTGATCGGTGTTGATGGTGCGATGAGCAACGCGGAATATATCGCTGAGGTTCGTCCGCGTGTGGCTTTGCAGAAGGTCGGCAAGCGCACGTTCGCTGCGAAGAGTCTGGATTCTTTGGAATTGACCTACGAGGTTCATCCTGATCCGGCTTCTGGGTTCGCGTCCAAGACGTTGCGTGGTGGGCCGCTGTGGGTTTCTGGTTCTACTGCTTGGTCTGCAAGCCAGACCGCCCCGGTGGTTTCTGCTTTGACTACTGGCGGTAAGGCAACGATCACGCTCGCGGAGCCGGCTTACGGCATCAGCCCGTACACCTATGCGGTCAAGACATCAGCCGATTCGGGTGTCACCTGGGTTAACGCCACGTTGGACACTTCGTTCAACACGGTTGGCTATCAAACCACTACCGGCACTGTCACCATCAAGGTTATTGGTGTTGCGGCTGGCGCGAAGCTGGTTCAGGTTTTCGCTACAGGTACGAATGGTTCAACTTCGGTCGCTTCGCTGTCGTCCTCTTCGGCAACTTTCGTCGCCTAAGAGGAACACGCGGTGTTCTCGGCGCAGATCAGATAGTGGGTCTGCGCCGAGATTCACCCGGCATCACTACACAAACACACACACCATATAGGGGAACATTATGGCTAACAGGGCTGCGCGGCGCGCAAACCAGAAGCGTTTCAAACTTGAAGAATTCCGCGATCAGGCTATTGAAGCTATGTCGCAGGTATCTTCCATTCTGCTTGAGTGCGAGGACGGTTTCGTTGCGGAGATTCCGCATCCGATGCTTGTCGATGATGACACCCAGGAGCGGATTGAGAAGTTCCAGCGCGGCGACGGCTTGGATCGCGAACCTGTCATTGATCCCGATACGGGGGATCAGTTGAAGGATACGGCCGGCGAGCCGTTGACCCGTATCAAAGACCCGCATCAGATCGATGGGGTTATTTGTGATCCGATTTCGACTCGTTCGGCTCGCGCAATCTTGGGCGACGAGGCGCACGTCGAGTTTCTGGCGCATGGCGGTCATTCCAACGATGTGACGTTGGCGTGGCAGTGGATGGTTGCGGAGCATAAGAAGCAGGTTGAGGCTGACCCAAAAGACGAGAAGCCATTCTTCTCCTAAGAGAGTTTGCTTGCGCGATTGAGGCCGATCTGCTGTTTCGGGGAATTGATTTGAATGATTGGCACCAAGGTCGGATGTCTTCGCGCCGGCTGCTGGTGTTGGTGTCTGCGTTGCCGGATGATTCGGCTTTCGCTTCTTCGGTTCGCGATGGGGATTGGTCTGTCGAGGAGTATTTGCGTGCGGCGACAGTGAATGAGTTGCGTTCGTTGCGTGTCGATCAGGCGTCTTTGCAGGGCCAAAAACTTGAGATGACGTATGTGGAGTCTCCGAGTCAGGTCGCTGATCGCGAAGAGGATGCGGAAGAGAAGCAGCAGATTCGGGCACAAATTTTGATGCACTTGGGCGTAAGTAACGAGGAGGAAAGCGATGAGTGACAAGGGTATCTTTCTAGATATTTTGCCTCGTTTCGATATGGCCGCTGCGGCGGCGATTGTCACTAAGGTTCAGGCGCTTTTTAAGAAGGCCGGCGTCGAGAGCAGCATGGCTTTCGGTGCGGGTGCTGAGGCTGGCTTAAAGGGTTTGCAGGCCGAGTTGATTCGGACTGAGAGTGTCGCTTCCGCTTCGTATGCGAAGATGCGGAAGGCTACGGGCGATTATCAGATTGCTGAGGCTCGTATCAATGAGCTTCGCGCCAAGAACGTCGAGGCCACTTCTGCTCGCATGATTGCGGCGCAAAGACGGTATGAGGCCGCGCTCACTAATGGCATGCGGTTGAACAAGGATTATGCTCTCGCCCAGGCCGCTGCCACTGATGCTTCTGCCGCTGTTGCGGCGAAGCAAACCGCTATGGCTGACACGGCTGTTGTTGCCGGCACTCGCATGAACAATGTCGGGATGATTGCCACGGGCGCGTTGGGTTTGATTGCCGCGAGTTCTGTTGGTGCCGCCGGCAAGTATGAAGCATCGTTGACGCGAATCAAGGTTGCGACGGGGGAGTCTGCCGATCAGATTAAAGCGTTGGGCGACGGCATGTTGCAGTTGGCCCCGCAGGTCGGCTACAGCGCCCAGGAGTTGCAGAACGCCGCCTACATCTTGGCGAAGGCAGGGTTCAAGGACGCTAAAGATCAGTTGGTGATCTTGAAGGCTGCCGCACAGTTGGCGAAGGTTGAAGGCGCAGACCTGAAAGACACAATGGATGGTTTGACCACAACGATGGTTGACTTTCATGTGCCGGCGGGGAAAGCCGCCGATGTGGCTTCGCAGTTGCAGTTCGCTATCGGCGCTAGCAAGGTTCCGATTGATCAGTTCATGGGTGCGCTGCACAACTTTGAGCCTTTGATGAAGGTCATTGCCGATAAGGGCTTGGATGCTTCGACGGCTATCGCTCAGGTGGGTGTGGCGATGGCGCAGATGACTCAGAACGGTACTGGCGCGGATCAGGCTTCGCAGAACCTGCGGAACACACTGCTGCATCTGATTGATGCGAACGGGCCGCAGCGCAACATGCTTGGAGCGATGGGTTTCAAACCTGACGAGTTGTCGCGCGAGTTGTCTGACCCTAACTTTGGCATGCTCGGGGTGATGCAGAAGGTTGCGGCTGGTGTCGCGGCTCAGGCTAACGATAGTGGCTTGATCGTGATGGACACGATGTATAAGAACGCTCAGGCCACTGAGGATTTGAAGGTTAAGTACGATCTTTTGACGGGCGCGTCGAAGGATTATGCCGATCAGTTGAACAACGGTATCAATCCTGGGATGAAGGATTTGCACGCTCAGAAGGAGCTTGATCCTCTTTTGGCGCAATGGGATTCGGCCCGTAAGAAGGTTGAGGGCTACTCTGACACGCTGAATAAGAACAAAGACATTGTTCAAACGGTGAGTCAGGTGATGAAGTCAATCACTGGTACTGATCAGGGCATGCTGGTTTTCTCGCAGTTGTTTGGCGACGAAGCGGCTAGCAAGAAGACGATGGCTTTGTATGAAGAGGCGAAGAAAGCTCGCGCGGAGGCCAACGGCGATGTCCATGACTTTGGTGACGTAAAAGACACTTATCAGTTTAAGTTGGATGCCGCTAAGGGTGCTTGGCATTCTTTGACGGTTGAGATTGGCACTACGTTTCTGCCAGTTGCTAAGAATGCTATGGATGTTCTTGGCGCTATCGCCGGTTTCCTTGGTAGGCATGAGACTTTGTTGAATGTTGTCATTAAAGCTGTCGAGATTTTGTCGGCACGCTGGGTGCTGATGAAGGCCGCGCTTGTGTTGGACCCGATCTTTGCTGCTATGGGTGTCGGCTTCGGCAAGGTGTTGAGTGTCGCCAATAAGACATTCAAAGATATTTGGTATAGCTCCGAGATTGCTTATAGCAAGATGACCACTGCGGCGGTTACGTCTGCGAATGAGTCTGCTGTGGCTGCGGAGGGGTCTGCGACTAAGCAGATGGCTGCCCAGGACAAGGTTGCCGTTAATGCTGAGGTTGCTTCTGGCAAGGGCACTGTTGCTGTAGTTGCTGCTGCTGAGAAGCAGGCTGTGGCTCAAGAGACAGTGACGGTGGCGGCGAACACAACGAATGTCGCTGTTGGTGCTGGGCGCGCTGAGGCGGCTGCTGTTGGCGCGGTGGGTGTTGAGGCTGCTGCCGCGAAAGAGGTTATTGCGGAGCGCGAGGTTGGCGCTGCTGCGGTCACGGCTAACGGCGCTCTCGGCGGTCTGTTGGCCGGCGGTAAAGGGCTTGCCGGGTTGGCTGGCTTAATGGTTGTACCGGAGATTCTTCCCAGTGATGGGAGCAGGGCCGACAACGCTGTCAATATGGCGGCGGGTGCTTCATGGTTGCTTGGCCCAGAGGTTGGTATTCCGGCGACTGCTGCGGCTGCGCTGATCAATACGCCCGGTGGTGAAACAAACAAGGGCCGTAATGCGGCTCAGGCTACGGGTGGCGGTACGGCGGCGCATGCCGATGGCGGTCCCATTGTTGGCCCTGGCTCTAAGGGTAAAGATTCTGTTTTGATGTGGGGCGCTCCCGGCGAGCATGTGTGGACCGCTGAGGAAGTTGATGCTGCTGGCGGTCATGCCGCCATGTATGCGATGCGCGCTGGTGTCCGAGGACAAATTCAGGGCTATGAGGATGGTGGCGCTCCAGGCGGCAGTCCCGGCTACGGAAACATGTCTACGTTGTCGCAGTGGCTTTCACAGTTCCAAGGAGGCAGGTACAACAACGCTTCGGGTGATGATTGTTCGGGGATTGCCTCGCAGATCATTAACGTGGCGATGGGTCAGGCTCCGCTTGCGTCGAGGATGACTACGCGGACTGCCGGCCCGTGGCTGGCGGCTCACGGCTTCCGCAACGGTTACAAGGGCGCTGGCGCGATCAATGTGGGTTGGTACAACCGTGGCCCGAATACGCAGGACGGCCATATGGCCGTCACGCTGCCGGATGGTGTGCATGCGGAGATGGGTGGCGGTCACGGATTCCTGCTTGGCCCTGGTGCGGCCGGCGCAGAATCGGGTCAGTTCGATCACCACATGTATCTGCCGATTGCTGGCTTTCAGGGCGCTCCTACGTCTGCTGGCGGCAATTCTGATACATCTGGTAGCCCATACTCCAGTGACGGGTCTACGGGCGGCTTAGGCGGCTCTAGTGGCTCAGGTGGATCGGGTGGCTCGGGCGGTTCCGGTGATCAGGGTATCGGCATGAGCTATGACCCGATGTCGCAACTGTCGGGCGGTTTCACTCTGCAAAATATTGCGAAGTTCGCGACGATGATGTTGGCGAACGCCGCGCTGGGCAATCCGATTGGAAGGATGGCTGTCGCCCGTAACAGTCGCGGCGCTATGGGCGGCATCATGGGTGGCGGCGGTAGCGCCGTCGATGTCGATTCCATGATTGGCGATCTGCCGGATACTGCTGACATTCCGTTTGACAAGGCGGTGATGCGCGCGCAGACCGCGAAGGCTACGGCTGAGAAGCAGGTCGGTAAGTATGGGCAGGATTCCCCGCAGGGGATTAAGGCTTTGAATGCTTACAAGTCTGCCCTTGAGTCTGTGCAATCGGCTGACGCCCGTAGGGATAAAGCTCTTGATTCTCAAACCACTAAAGCTGGCACTCTGAGTGACAAGCTGCAAGTGCTGAATGAGAAACTTGCGGAGCAGACAAGCTCACCTAAGACGAAGCAGTCCACGATTCAATCGACGTTGAATCAGATTGATCAGACGCGAGAGAAGTTGGGTAATTTGCCGGCGGCTGCAAAGTCTGCCGCGCAGGGAAGTAACTCTTACTTCAAGGACGCTGTTGAGGGTTTGACTCCGTTGTCTGACTTCATTGGTGGCGGCGGCGGCTTGAGTCCGGTGTTTAAGCGTAACGGTGGTGGCGGTGCCACTCCCGATATTGCTCCCAAGGACACGGGTGGCACGGTGCGTGATACGCCACCGATGTCTCGTAGCTCGTTGGACAAGTTGCATGACTCGCCAAGTGTGGGCACGTTGCCTAATGTTCCACCGGGCCAATTGAACAGTAGGTCTACTGCGACGGTTGGCGGCGGCGGGAGTTTCCCTGGCACGTTGCCGGCCGTTTCACCGGACCAGTTGAACAGTAGGTCTACCGCTGCGGTTGGTGGCGGCGGCATGTTCGATAAGCCCGGTCCTGTCATTGGAGATGCTCCGTATGCGGGTATGCGGGACAGTAAGTCCAAACCGCCTGATACTTCTGGTTTGAAGAATCCTGGTATTGCACCACCAATGGGTTCCGATCCGGCCACGATGAACGCCTATAAGCAAGCTCAAGCCAATTCGTTGCGCGCCGCTTTTGCTCCTGCTTCTCCCGCTCCTGGCGTCAACGCTGCCGGTTCTGGCAGTCGCCCTGGCGCTCGGGGTGGGCGTGGCGGCAATGCGCTCGGCAGCAATGCTGTTGTTGGCGGCGGTGCCGCTACTCGCGGTGTCGGCGGCGGGATGGCTCCTGCTCCTGTGTCTTACGGCTCAGGTGCCGGTGGACCGGCGAAGGATTCGTCAAAACAGATGACGGGTGGTTCTGGTTCAGGTTTCAGTATCTCCGGTGGCATTTTAGGAACTGCCGAAAATTTGATTTCTACTGCGGCCCAAGCTGGCGCGACAGCGGCTGGAACTGCTGCCGGCGGTCCTGCTCTTGGTATGGCGGCGGGTAAGGCAGCCGACATTGCAACTCAAGAGTTGAATCGGGCGGTTGGGTTCGCCGGCCAAGTAGCTGGTATCGCCGTCGATGGCTTGCTGGAAACTTTCGGGTTGAGTGGTTCTCCAATTGCCGATCCAGGTAAGTCGCTGCTAGGCAAGATCGCTGGCGGCTTCGCCGGGGCACATCCAGTTTCGGCTAACAGTGCTGGCGCTACGGCACCACCATTGAAACCGGAGGAAAACAAGGACAAGCCGCAAGATAACAAGATGAATGCACAACAGGGCGCTGCGCCGCTAGTGCATATCGAAAACATGAACAACCATCAGGCTGACGGCCAATCGGTTGGAAAAGACATTTCGCGCCAGTTGATGGCGGCTGCGCCTAACGGTCGCTAATTGCGCCGTTGAAGGTGGGCCTACCTAACGTGTAGGCCCACCTTTGGTATCTAAACGGAATTGAGGTTCGGGTGGCGGTAACGTATTCCCTGCGTGGGCAAGTCATTACTCCTTGGTCAGGTTCGACCGCATGGACTTTAGGTTCGTTCTGCTCCAATAACGGAAACCTGTATGTGTGCATTACGGCGGGAACTTCAGGTTTCGCTGTCGGCCCTATGGGAACTGGTCCGTCTATCAAAGACGGGACAGTGGTGTGGCAGTACTACGCTGTCAATGTTTCCTATCCTTCCGGTACGATCTCCACGCTGGGAAAGAATCTAGCTATTGAGAATCGGGCACCACACATCACCTATGTCGGCCCCAACGGAACAAAATTCTATTTGGCCGGCCCGTTAGCTGCTACTCCTGGGGCGCAGACGGGTGTCGTTTTGCAGCACATTACGGGTTTAACTCCACCGTTCCGACACCTCGACAATCAGGGCGCTCGGCAAGACGGCACTACTTGGACTGACACGCTTTACGAACCCGGCGAGATCGACATGGTTCTTGAGGCTTCGGGTTTGGCGGCTGCTGACATACGCGCAGCACTGCGCTCATGGCAGGGCGCATGGAATCCGAAAGTTCAGGGCCGGCTGAGTGTCTTCACGCCAGAGAATGGCGAATGGTGGGCGCGCGTTCGACAAATGAAAAACTTTGGCGATCCGATCACCTACTCGCATGAAAATTACGGCGGTCAGCAATTCACATGGGCTGCCCGTAACGATGATTCTTTTTGGGAATCTTTCGACTCTGTTTCCTCATTCAAAATGAATCTCAAAAACTCCATTGACTCGTTCAGCGGTTCCGCTAACGTGTCCAGCCTGGGTTCTAACTGGACGCAAACGTATTACTACAAAGACGTTAATGGAAACAGATCGCAAAACACATCCACGGTGATGGGTTATTGCGGGTTGGACGGTTCGGGTAACGCCCATTGGACGAGCAACGGGGTTACCGCTCGCGAGGTTGTCAATCGTTACGCTACGGGTTCATCGACAGACTATCAAATGATTTCGGTAGCTTTCAATGCGCCTGTAGCTTTCGATTTTTGGGGCGGCGTCTACATTGATATTTGGGGCCGGATGGATTCATTCGGTAACGGTATACGCGCACGCATCGGCGGTAATGGCCTGATTGATGAGGTTATTCTTTCTCGGTTCACTAACGGAGCTTCCGGCGTGAATCCTACCGAAACTGTGATGCATCGTCGGCCTTTACTTGTTGGCCCGTTGTGGAATGAAAAGTGGACGTTGTTGTGTGGCACAACTAGCGGTGCCCGTAATTTCAAGATTCAGCGCGGCGACGGTTTCACTGTGGTTGATTGCGACGAGATTGGAACTAGCTCTCAGATCGCAAACACTAGCCGGGGCTGGGGTTTCGGAATGGCTGCCGGCCCTGCCCAATCTTTCTCGCCATTAAATCTGAGCAAAGCCACCCAGGTTGCGCCGCCCGACATCCATGAGTGGTCGGCCGGCGACAACCTCACGGTGACACAAAGCGGAACAGTTTCTTTGCTTAATCGCGGCGACGTTGAGGCATGGCCGAGGTATCTGCTCTACGGACCTGGCACCTTCACCATCGGTGACGGGCCAAACGGTAAGCCAGTCACCTTCGGCCCGTTGCTGGAAAACCAGCTTGTCATGTTGACAACCCTGCCGAGACTTCGCGGCGTCACTGACCTATCAAAAACGTCTTTGAACCAAAAAGTGGTGGACGGCACGATTGTTCCATTAGCCATTCCCAGCAACAATCTAACCAAGTTCCAAAGTCTAATCAAGGGTGTCATTGACTTTGCAACAAACAATAATGTTCCCCCCCTGCTTGAAAACTTTGAGTCACTGTTCGGTATTTTGCCGCCGCAGGGTCCGCTTTACTCTTTGCTAAACGGGAGGTTTACTAAATCCCTTCCCGCTAAGGACAACGATTCTTACGCTTTGGTTCAAAAAATCACGGTGACCATAGTTGATGGTAATGCCGATTCTAAGATCGTCGCGGCTGTCACTCCGAGAAGAACATGGCCGATGTAAGACATGATTGAGGGGACGCTGAATGGAAAACTCTTCGTCGGGGAAAGCTAAACTTACCACTGAAGAACAGACCGCCCTGGACAGTAATCTACATTTCAGTGATTACATGGCGGCAACTTCTCCGGTAGTCCATCAAGTTTTGGATCACGCCGAGATTCCAGAAGTTGTCATAACCGTATATAGCAATAGATATGATCCCATTGCGGAAATCAATGATCACATTTCTGTGTCCGCAGATTTTACCCGTAACGCAATTGATGCGGCTACGATTGTGCTGAAGTCTACCGATCCTGCTGTGGCATTAATTATGCAATGCCATGAAACTGTTGTCCCAATCACTATTCAGATTGGGACGATGCGATGGTCTGGCAGAGTAGATAACTTTGACTATGCGATGGTTAATGACGTTCGTACCGTGACGGTGCAATGTATGGGCGATTTTGCTTGGTTTTCTAAGATTATGGTTTGGCCTAATTTTCGGCTGCCGCTTCAATTTCAATATCCGACGCGAGCCTTGTTTATTGGTCCCGCAATTACCTGTATCAAAACTGTGATTAGCGAGCAAAGTTTCAGGTTGCAATCCGGCATATGGGAATTTGTCAATAATTTGTTGTCGTACAATTTTGATCCGCAATCTTGGGCCGGCACCTATTTGATGAGTGACGGCCATCTGCTGGACATGCTGAAGTACCCTATCGTGGTGGTCCCAACGAATCCTCTTTTGGATACCTCAAAATTTGTTTCTTTCAACGGTCGCATGGATAAGATTTCAACTATTGTTGAGCAGGTTCTTAAAGACAACGGTTTGGTTTTGTCTGCCGATTTGTGGCTTCCTGGTGATCCTCAGCCAGCCGGTTTGCGTGCCCAATTAAAAACTCCAACAATTGTGGTTGATGTAAAGGATCGAAGCGGTCTTGTGGGGCCGACTGGCACGTTCCTCGACGGTATTTTGTCGAACTTTGTTGACATTTTAGGTACTTTTGGGGATACGTTAAAGCCTTTCTTGAATCCAAAAAATGAGTATGCTCCCGAGGGTTTGAACATTGCACCTATTTTTGGTCTTAACTTTGTGAAGCCGTGGGTGTTGTTTCAGGATCATCCTCGTAGCGGTATCACTGAGTTTCATTTGTTTGGCAATCATCCGTTAGCGCACACGGTGATTGGTGGCGGTAAGTCGCCAAAATGGCTTAACGATTTGATTAATGCAACTTTCGAGTGGGCGATTGACGCTATATCCATTGCTATCGGAATTACTGGTGTTCCATCGGATTTGCTTAATGGGACGCTGGACGATGTTATTTTAGCGTTTTCTCAGACTGAGAATTTTGAGCGCCGTAAGAAGCTCGGCCCGTATGGTTGGCCTGAATATTTTGTGCAGACCGGGGCGTCGGCGTATACGCTGGATGAATGGTTTGCTTTGGCTGGCGCGATGTGGGATACGCGCGGTTTTCACGCTGTAACTTTATCGTTTGATAATGGCTTCCCTTATGCGCTGGGGAGGGATTTGTTTGTTGGTTCGATGGCGTCTTTCGCTATCGACGGTATGTTGTTCACTGAGTATGTGGAGAAGATCAGTTTTGTTGATGATCGTAATTCTCGCGCGAAGGTGAAGTGTGTTATTGGTGACGGTAAGCGGCACGATAATCCGATTGTAAAAATTCAGCGAAATCTGGTGCATTTTGAGGAAGCGATCCAGATTATTACTTTGAGTGCTAACTAGGTAGGGGATTACTTTGGCAGGAATTGTGTGGACTGGTCAGGTGAATTTCACCGATTCCAGCGATGTGGGCACCACAGGTGTCGCCACTTTGACGTTGACACCGGACATCGGGGTGTCGAATTTGCCGGCTTTGGTGAATGGCACGCCGGGGTTACCGCCCAAGCTGCGTAATATTACGGTGAATCAGGTGACGGCTGGTCAAACTCCTTCGGCCTCGACGTTCAGCAAGGTTTCGGATGGCGGTCCTGGCGTAGCTTCGGAGTATGACCTAGTGTTGTATATCAATAAAGGCGAGAAGGGCGACACTGGCTCGACAACGATTACGTCAGCGTCGGACGTGACCGGAACCTTGTCTAACGGTTACACGATTGCATACAACAGTGTGCAGTCGAAGTGGCTGATTAGCCCGACGTTGGCCGGCGACATTTATGCGCCAACTACCTACTCATCCTATTCGGGGAACAGCAACCAGGCGACGTTGGCGACGTTGCAGATTCCGGCGCAGCCATTCGATTGGCGACCCGACGTAGACGGCTTCGCTCTCGTCAATCCGACAAGCGGAGCGTCAACGAAGGTCGAATTGTATGCCTTGCTGAACAGCACGGTGAGCGGCGATACGGTCGGTATCGGCCCCGGCGTGGTGGGCAACGGTTCTTTAGTTTCATTGCAGCGCGCGTTTGGTGGGACGATTAGCTCCACCGCAGCCTATGGCCGGGTGTATGCCGGTCAGGCTTGCACGTTGTATTTGGTGGCGAAGAACAACGGCGGCTACGACAACTGGTCAATCACCAACACCAATGTGAATTTCACGGTGAAGGTCAATCCGATTCCGGCTGTGTATGCGAAGCCGCTCACGCTGACGATCAATGGAAGTCCTACGGGCGGTACATTCACTCTAACTTATGGCGGTTACACCACCACAGCCATTAACCTGACTGACCCGCCAGCTACCGTTCGCTCCAAGATTGAGGCTTTAACTTCTGTTGGCACTGGCAACGTGACCGTCACATCATCGTCAACAAGCTCGCCGTACTACAACTACACGATAACTCTGTCTAGCAACTTGGCGACTACCGGATTCACCGCTACAACATCATTCACGGGTGGAACTTCGCCAACAATTTCTTGGTCATAAAGGAGGTGTCGGGTGACTTCTCCGATAACCCCAGACCCGAGTATCCATAAAGTTCCACTTTCGCAGCAAAAGGCTCAAACTCTCACACCGTATGAAACTCAAAAGTTTCAGCAGTGGGGTACGAATCTTCTAAACGCTATTGTCAGTAAAGTTGTTCATATCATTACTTTCGGGATTATTCCCGAGGGTGCTGTCAACGGGGCTTTGACAAACTTGGAGAACTGGTGGGGCGGGTTCCTTAACGATGTGCATAGCGCATTGACGTGGAAACCTAACCTTCCCACTACCACGGTTTCAACGAACACTAGGGTCAGCGATGTCGCTGATGCCGCCAGGGGTACGCGCCGCGATGCCACTAGAGGAATCACCGATTTGGTTCCGCAGAGCCGACTTCCAATTATTCCGGTGTCCCATATCGCGGCGGCTGACTCGACGGCCAACCTTCTCGTCGGGGGAGGGTTCGATAATGCCGCGAACTTGGATTATTTGAGCAGCTACGCCTGGGATGGCACGGTGGGCAGGACGGGCGTCGGTTCGGCGAAGGCCACTGGCAACGGCTCTGCTCAAGCGTTGTTCTCTAATTCGATTGATGCGTATGCCGGCCAGTCTTTCACTTTGGGCGGCTGGGTTAAGTGGTCTGGTGTTTCCGCGACAGGCGCAGCGTTTTCCGTTTCGGTATCAACCTATCTAGGTTCGACGTTGGTTGGCACAACCGTTTTAGGTTCGGTGAATAACCCGGCGGCGTCGGGTGGCTGGGTGAACCTGGCGGGAACGTACACAGTTCCCTGCGTGCAGTCAGTGATCGTCAACGGTTCCCCTACGGGCGGCTCGTTCACACTGAAATTCAACGGGGCGACTACGGCACCGATTGCCTACAACGCAACTGCTGGGGCTGTCCAATCGGCTTTAGAAGCTCTTAGCTCTGTCGGCCCCGGCAATGTTTCGGTGACGCTAACCAGCAATGTGTATCGAGTGACTTTTTCAACTTCGGTGTCTGGCGGTCAAACCGCTATGACTCCTGCGGTGACTTTTACTGGCGGGACTTCCCCTTCGGTAACATCCTATGTTTCGGCAACCGTCGATAACATTCGACTCAAGTTGTCGGTGAATGCTTCGGTCACGGCCGGCACGGTGTGGTGGGACGATCTGACAGCATTCAAGACCGGCATCTTGGACGGTGTGTTGGTTTCTGGCTTAGGAACAACCACCGGCTCCATCATTGATGATCTTCAAGGCGCAATTGACGGTATCCATCAAGGTGTTAATGGTGGCACCGACACCGGCAATGTTCTTAGTTCGGTGAAGTCAAATCTGAATACGGTGAAGTCTTTTTCCACTAATCTGCAAACGTCTTTGATTCAGGGCTATCAAGTGGTCACCATCTCGTCGAGTGTCCCTTGGGTTGTTCCTGCCGATATTTCAGAGATTTATGTGGCTTTGTTTGGTGGCGGCGGTAAGGGATCGCAGGGCAGCGGAGGAACTTCTTCACCGCAGGCTGGTGGTTCCGGCGGGGTTGCCGGCGGTTTCATCTCTCAGCAATTAGACCCTTCCGTTTTAACCGCTGGTTCAAGTGTTGCCTGCACTGTCGGAATGGGTACTTCGGTTGGCGGTCAAGACACGTCCTTCGGCAGCTTTGTTTCTACTTCGTCGGCGTTCAAGGGTTACGTTGCGACTCCGCTCGGGCTTTTGCCTACTGGTGCTAGCGCAACGGCCGGCGGCAATGGTGGAGCCACCAATGCTTCTGGTGTTACGGCGGCAACCACAATCGTTGGGGTTGCTGGGGGATCGGGCGGCGCTTCTAGGTCAGGCAGTTTCAGTTCCGGTAATCCTGGCGGTTCCGGTAGCAACGGTCTTACTTTTGGTTTGTGCTACACCGGAGGTTCTGGTGGTGGCGGCGGCGGCGGTCTGCTGTCAAGTTATTACGGTGTTACTACGGGTGGCGCTGGCGGCTCAGGTGGTGTTCCCAGCGGTGGTGGCGGCGGCGGCGGCGGCTCAACAAATGCCACCGGAATTGGCCCCGGTACTGGTGGCCCAGGAGGCAACGGAGGGCAAGGAGTAATTCTCATCATCTATAAGACTGCGAGTACGTGATGCCCGACGCGATAAGAATGGATTCTGATGTGGCGCATTGGATTCCGGTGGCACGTCACTATCAAGTTGACGGCGGCTACCTAGTGGTGGTTGTCGCCAACTTCTTTACCGCTAAAGGTACGGACGTTTTTTATGCCGATGAAACGGCCGGCCCGATCAGCATGGAACCTATCGCACGATTCGCTGACGGTACGAGCCACGATGAAGCCCTAATAAATTTGGGTTACACGGTGGTTGACACGGTGGGCGTCGAGCAGCCGGCGGTCAATCCGACTCCCGATCCTGTTGCAGTTCAAGAGTCGGTGATGTCCATGCTTCCTGAACCTATTGCGGCGATGGTGGCGACGGCAGTGAACGAGTTGCCCGAAACTTAATACCGTAAGGGGGATCGCGTGGCGTGGTCTGCATCTGACTCCCCAATGGAAACGGTGGCAGGCGCTGGCTGGTTTAACACCGATTCGGCTTCCTCGACGGTTGCCGGCCAAGGCTGGTTTTTCATCCCGCAGATCGACATTGAAATGGCGTTAAGTTCTCTCGGGTTGTTGTCTGCCGGATTGACCACCAGTTCGGTGCCTGCCCTATCCGGTGTAGGTGTGTTGTCCGCTTTAACCACAACTAAGTTCAATTCCGATTTCTCTGTGACTGGTGTGCTGGCGGCGGGATTGAGTGCAGCCCAAGCGGCGGCATTGTCCGCTTCCGGCCAATTGTCTGCGGTTTTCAGGGTTGCACAATCAAGCTCTGGAACGGGTTCGGGTTCATTGACGGCGACGTTCTTCCCAGTTCAGGCTTTGGTTGAGGCATTGTCCGCGACGGGTTCGCTGACGGCGACATCAAACACCACATCGTTGTCGAGCCTGTCGGGAAGTGGCGCTTTGATTGCTGTCCAGGCGGCGGGTTTAGCGTCGGCGTTTTCCGGTTCGGGTTCTTTGAATTCTTTGATTCGACCTGCCTACGGCGAGGCGTTGACTGCCAGTGGATCATTAAACGCCTCTCAGGTCACTTCTGCGGCTGCTTCGCTGTCAGGTAGTGGTGTTTTGACGGCGATCACTAAAACGGCTTTGGTGGCCGCGTTGAGCGGTTCGGGGACACTGTCAGCCTCGCAGGCATCAGGATTGATCGAAGCGTTTTCTGCGGTAGGGGTCTTGTCCTCTTCGCAAGCGTCGGCAATACCGGAAACTTTGGCCGGCTCGGGCGCGTTGTTGGCAACGATCCGCGCGGCACAACTCCTTCCGGCTTCCTTCTCCGGTACGGGAACACTGACCGCTACTGCGGCCTTCCCAGCCACAGCCGCAGTGCTGACCACTTTTTCGACGGCGGGTAGTTTTTCTTACACGATCCCGTGGTGGGCTAACAAAGTTGACGTTATCGTCTTAGGTGGCGGCAAGGGTGGATGCGCTGGCGGTTCGCTTGCGCGTAAGGGCGGCGGCGGCGGCAAGGGAAGCTACGCTTCAGCCACGCTGACTCGCGGCGTAGATGTTGGGTTCGGTGTCACCTCTATCACCGGAACTGTGGGTGCAGGTAGTGCCGGTGGCACAGGTGGAAATTTAACCCCTTCCGGCAACGGAACCGCATCTACGGCTGCCGCTACAGGCTGGGTCGGTATCAGCGGTGCGGGTGGCACTGTCGATTTCACTGGCACCACCAATGACGGCGAAGCTGCCGGGAACCTGAGCGTCAACTCGCAAACCTATGTTGGCGGTGCCGCCGCGACAGCTTTAGGTCAGGCCGGTAATGCTCCTGGTGGCGGTGGCGCTGGAGCGAACTCCCCTGCGGGAACACCTGGCGGTGCGGGAGCCACAGGGCGCGTCTGGATATACGCCTACCAATAACAACGAAAACATTTAACAACTGAAAGACAATTAAATATGGCAATGTCAGTAGTGACAAGCAAAAACACAATGGCAACCTATTACGGTACGCAAGCCACACAGATTGGCCTTGCCACTGCCGCCCAGTCAACTACGTCAACAATTACCAATGAGGTTACGGGCGGTTCCCCGGCATATGCGCGTGTCGCAACCACTTGGGGTGGCGCATCTAGCAGCGCAATTACCGGCACGTCGGTCACTATTAACATTCCGACCACAACTACTGTTACTCATGCGTTGCTTTGCACTGCCGCTACCGGAGCTAGCACTTTGTTTGATTGGTGTCAGGTGACTTCGACTACCTATAACGCGCAGGGTTCCGCAATTATCACTCCTACGTTCACAATGTCCTAAATGATTACCGGGGAAGGTGTTTTTGGGGCAGTCATTTGGCCGTCATTTGTTGGGGCGTGTACGGAAGACCCTGGCGGCGGTTTAGTTGCTTATGGGGAACCGGAGGACGTTTCGTATTCTCGCGGCGGCATTGTGTGGGGCATGGACAACGGCGAGATCGTTGGCAGGGCATTGGTGAATTTGCCGGCGGGAACATACACGCATCTAGCGTATTTTCATGGCCCTGAAGGGCCACGCATGGGCGGCAAAATGCAGCTACCGCATCCGCTGGTCTTTCCAACAGACGGTGTATTGGAAGTGTATCCAATCACCAATCCAAACTTAGAATTAAACACAAAGCAGGGGTGTCAATAAGATGTTGATGAAACCCGACTTCAATGAGTATTGGGTGAAGTCGCCTAGCTGCCATGCGCGCGGGAACACTAAAGTTGATTTGTTTTTACTACACACACAAGAAGGGGCAGGAAACGCGGCATCTTTGGCGCAATTCCTAGCCACTCCAAGTAATCAAGTTTCATATCACTACACTGTTTCCCAAGATTCCCGAGATAATGGTGTCACGGTTTGCGATGTTGTGGACACTGATTATGCCTCTTGGTCTTGCCTTTCGGCTAATAATCGGTCAATCAATTTGTGTTTCGCCGGGTCGAGTGTGAATTGGTCAAGGGATCAGTGGTTGCAGCAGTCTAGGGCACTAGACGTTGCAGCATATATCGCCGTTCAGGATTGTAAGAAGTATGGCATTGCTTTGAAGGTTTTGTCGCCGCCCTACAATTCTGCGCCGCCCGGTATTTCGGATCACAAATATGTGACTGAGTATTTGGGTGACGGGACGCACAGCGATGTGGGGGCATTCTTCCCGTGGGATGTTTTTACCGCCAATATTGTGAAGTGGTCTTTGGCTATTTCGCAGCCTAGTCCCGCACCTGTGGCACCTGTGGCTGCTCCGATTGCGCCGCCGGCCAAGCCACTACCAAAGCCTGTCGGGCCAGCCAATGACCAGTTGACGTTGCGCTGGAACTGCCTGGGCGGTCAAACCGTAGTCGAGGCACTAGCTGAAATCAGGGACCACATCAAGGGCACTTCTGACCGCACAAAGACCGGGGCTAGCTAAATGAGCAAATGGGTGGGCTGGCAGGTAGGAATGTCAGGACCGACAGTGCGGGACGCTAAACGGAAACTGAAACAAAAGTTTTCGTATTGCAAGCAGCTAGATGACACTGAGTATTACGGCGAGGATGTTCGGGCTGCTGTCGCGGAATATCAGAAACGCAAGAATGCCACCAACAATTTGGGGCTTCGCACCGATGGCGTATTGGATTGGGCGACACAGATTGCCCTTGGGGTTCTCAACCCTAACCCTCCCGCTAAGGCACCGCAAAAGGGTGTCATTCTGACCGTTCAGGGCACTTACGTCGATATGTGGACCGGGCCACCCGCCGACACTGCCAGGGCTGTGTCAGACCTGTTTTATTGGCAGCCCGTAGGCAACTATCCAGCCGCCGCCTTTCCTATGAAACCCAGCTATAACCAAGGCATTGAGGAATTGGTTATTCAGTGCCGTAAGCACGCCGGTAAACCGAAAGTGCTTGCAGGGTACTCCCAAGGGGCGATTTGTGTTTCGCGGACTTTGAAGCATGAAGTTTTGAATCCGGCTGGCCGTCTGCATGATCTGCGGGATGAGTTTGTTGGCGGTCTAACGTGGGGTAACCCTGACCGTGAGCTTGGTGTGGCGCACGGCAACACTGCGGCCGGCTGGGTTGTGCCCGAGGGGCGCGGCGCAAGCGATGACCGCTTGGAAGGAACACCGTCTTGGTGGTTGGACTTCGCGCACGGCGCTAACTCGACGTGGGGCCGTGACCTTTACACCGACACGCCAGCAGATAAGACTGGCGACGATGTCACCACCATTTGGCACCTGATCGAAAACGTGACCGGAAATTCGATTTTCGGATTGATGGAACGTCTTCTAGAGGTTGTGCAGAAGCCAGTCCAAGAAATCGTTCCGCTATTCAGGGCTGTCCTTTATGCGGGGATGTTCTTTGCGTCTGGTACGGGGCCGCACGTCAACTATGACATTGACCCGGCGATTCGGCATCTTCGTTCGCTCGGCCAAGCCCTTTAACTGTTAGGAGCTTTTCATGCTTTTTAATTCAACTTTCCTGCGGGATGCAGCGACGAGGGCGGTTCGGAGTTTCGCTCAAACCTTAGCGGCGGCGCTTGGCGGCAGCGCCCTGAATGTGTGGTCTGCCGGCTGGCATCAGAGTGTCGGGCTGGCGGCAGGATCGGCGCTGCTGGCACTTTTGATGGCTGTCGATAGGGCAACGGCAAGTGTTGTTGCACCTACCGTTCAAGCCGTTCCGGCGGCGTTCGTTGCGCCGGCCGCTACCGCACCTGTCACCGCTTGCGGCGACAGTCTGAGGTAGGGGAAGTGAGGTGACAGATTTTACCGATTCCTTTTGGAATGCCATACCGCATTGGATGGCTGGGGCAATCGCAATCATCGTGTTCCTGGTGTATTTGGCGACGAGGCTCGCGGGTGTCCATGAGGGCATCACAGCGATCTGGCCGAAAATCACGGGATTGCTCACCAAAGGTGATCGGGACAGAAACAAAGCCGTGGACTATCAGATCGCAGACCTATGGCGGCAAGTCAACTTTTTAGAGGAACAGTTGGCCGAGTTACGTCTGCGTGACGAAATGTATTGGAGTTGGATTCTCACCGACCAAGAGTGGCATCGAACTTACGAGTTCAAGGCTGCCCAATTCGGTTGGGAAACAATCCCTCACACAAGTTTCATGGAGTTCAGGGATCAATGGATGTCGCAGCGGCTTGGCCGGCGACCGGGAAACAACCAGGAAAGAGCATTTTGAACATCACCGTTTACTCACTACCGGAGAACCAGTGCCCTCAGTGTAAGTACACAAAGCGGAAGCTGGACGAGTTGGGATTGCATTACGAGGTAGTGGAGGTCAGTGATGATCCTGCTGCCGTGAAGTTGATTAGAGAGATGGGGTTCAGTTCGGCCCCTGTTGTGGTAGTGGATTTTGGTGATGATGCGTCTTGGTCTTGGCAGGGTTTCAGCCCTAGTCGGATTGAGCAGATGGTGGCGCGGCTGGATGAGGTTTCCGCGCTTGCCAGTTAAGTAGGTAGAAAAGAGCCGCCCCAGGCGCTCCCCCCCTTCCGTTCCCCGAGGGTGGTCGAGCGCCTGGGGCTTTTTCTGCTTTTATCGGCCAGCACCTTTACACATATCGGGCCAAGGCTCCTTGTACTAGGTGTAGGGAAAAACGAGAGAAGGAGGAGTGGTGAGTCAAGAGGCTTATCTGCCGTGCTTTAAGTGCGGCAGGGTCATGCTGAATGTCTGCGTAGAGGCAGACAACCAGCCTAGTGAGGGCACTGAGTTCCGCACAGAGGGGCACTACGGTTCGACGTTTTGGGACTCGTTTGACGGCGAGGAACTGGTGCTTAACATTTGCGACAAGTGTCTGCGGGAGCATTGTGACCGTTTGGGCCAGCAGAAGCGGTGGCTGCCTGTGCGGTGCGAGGGCATGCAGGGTTTCGGCCGGCAGTGGGTTGAGCGCCCGTTGGTTGCCTACACCGGCAACGCCGATAAGTCGGAACTGGTTGTGGAGGTTGACGATCTTGGTACTAGCGTCCCTGGCCCGTGGATTGAGTGGGTGGCTGATATTGGGGAGAGGCGGCAGGCGCTGGAGGATCAGATCGGCTAGCATCGTGTCGCCGCCTCCGTAGCTCAGTGGTAGAGCTATCGACTTTTAATCGACAGGTCGCAGGTTCGATCCCTGCCGGGGGCACCTACTGTTCGTCGCGCTGCCAAAAGGTTGACCACCGGACTTGTCTGTAAATATTGCCGTCGAAGTCCTCAGTTAGGCGAGTTTCCAAGCCTAGGCCAAGTTTTTGATACAGAACTTCGGACAGGTGCTGCGACAGGGTCACATCTTCGTCGTCATAGTCGAGGGCATCGTAGATGATCGCGGCAATGCGGTTGCGGAGAACATCCCTATCCATCTCGTCCTTAATGCGATCAATACGCTCACGGTTACCGGGCCGCTTCCTACGTTGCCCGTCAAGGTCAAGCATTGTCGGACTTTGCGGCAAATCCACGCGCAACCCTGCGGCAGACTCACAACCATAACCGTCAAGATATTTGTCGTGGCTCTCGCGGTGCCGCACCACAAACTGCTGCACCTGATCACATGTGCAGTCCGGTGAATGGTGGAAGTCGAAGGTGCAGCGACATTCGGCGCAGTAGTAGGAATGTGGATCGGTCATTGGCAGTCTTTACACGCGCACGGTCTATGCCCTTTGGGAGTGATTGAGGCCATGATGGATTGGATCAAGGTGCCTTTGATTCCCATGTCGATGATCATGTCGATGATTTTGTCGGATTGCCGCCATGCGGTTGCGCGTGTAGCCATTCCGAAAGCGTCCCGCATGATGATGTCAGCTATGAGAGCGCGCAGGTCGGTAGGTGTATCGGATTCTGTCACGGTACGATTTGCGTCCGAGTGATTCATCGTGAGATTCCTTTCTTGCGTTGTTGGAAGTCAACGATGCCATCCCATTTGGTTCCGCAGCCGGCGCGACAGCACCACTTGCCCTCGTCGCCGTATTCAAAGGTCAACATCCAGACCCCTTGATCGTGTGGACAGCAGTCGGGGCATGGCTGGGCGTGGACATCATCGTATTGCCACACTCCGGTGCCGCCGCAGCGATCAGTCATACAGTTCCTTGCTTCCTGGCTTGACTGCACACGGTCATTTTTGCGGTTTCCAGCAGCCCGAGTACCTCGACGGTTGACCATTCTGGTGGTAGCTCAATTTTGACGGCGAGCTTGCCGTGCTGGTTGATGAAACGAGAGATGACAATTCTTATCGTGGTGATTTCGTCATGTTCATCGGTGTCTGTCATTTTTGTACTGCGGGTGTTGTGTTGCGGTACACATCCCAAAAGAGGGCGCGTTGCGGCTTGTGGCCGGCGGTTGGCTGAGTATCTTTTGGCGGCTCAGGGTCAGTCTTGTTATCAGTCATCGTTGTCCTTCATCGTTTCCAATGTTTTGAAAAGTCCCATGACCACCTGTCCGAATTCTTCGCCGGATTGCGTGGCGTCGAGTTGCTCTGCAAGGGTCATGGGTTGTTGTGTGAATCCCATGCAGCGGCACCGTTTTGTCGGTTCGTAGCAAGAGCCTTGGTGATCGTATTTTCGGTGGCCGCACACACACCGAGGGCTGTCGCTCATCGTTTGAGCGCCGTGTGGACGATCATGCCGATCACGGTGACTATTAGCACCATGATCCAAAGAACGGTGTGCATGTGTGTTCCTTTAGGTGTTGTAGGTTTCGGTGGGTGCTGAGTGTTGCGCTGTCCAGTGCATGACGCAGTCCAAGGAACAGAAGTGTGCGAAGGAGTCTGCGCCGTGGGACAAAATGTAGAACTGCGGTTCGATGGTGGGGTGGATGCGTTGCCATGTGTTGCAGCCGTCGCGGTCGCAGTGGTAGGCGAGGCTCACCGGGCCGCGACTTCCATGAGGATGGTTTTGGCTTCTTCGGGCCAGTAGGTTTCGGAGTCCCATGCGCCGCCGGGGCTGTCGCATTTGTACAGCCAGCATGTGATGCGTTTGCCGTCGAGGTCGAGTTGCGGTGTGGCCCAAACTGAGGACAGGAACGTGTAGTTTTCGTCTTGGCTGGGTATGCCGTCTGCGGTGTAGATGATGCCGGCTGTGTTTGACCAGTCTCCTGCGAGGCCAGCTTGGGCGACCTTGGGTTTGCGTAGGGCAATGATCTTCGCGGCGGTGATCCAGTCGAACACTTTCGGTTCTTGGTCGGCGTTTGCTTCTGACATGGCGAAGCATTCGGCGGTGCTTAATTCCCACATCTACTGTTCTCGGTTCCGTTCTTTGTTCCGTTCGTTCACATACTTGATCGCGGCGACACGGTTATTGAAGATTGCGACAGTTTGGGCTTGTTCGGGGTCGAACACTTCCCACACGGTTTCTTCGTAAAGTTTGAGGGGTCCGAGGTTTCTCATGCGGTGACTCGTCGCCGGGTGGTTTTGAGTCGAGCGCGCTGGCTGATTCCCATGCCGCCCCAGATTCCCCATTCGTTGTTGGCGAGCGCCCATTCCAGGCATGCGGTGCGGACGGGGCATTGCATGCAGATTTCTTTGGCTTCTTGGCCTGCTGCGGTGTCGCCGGCTTCGTCGGGGAACCAGATTTCGGGATCGTTGAACTTGCGGCAGAGAGCTTGGTCAACCCATCCGACTTGGGTTACATAGCTTTGTTTCATGCGATCCTCCTGTTTTCTGTGACTTGCCGAATGGCTTCGTTTTCGTAGCGTGGGCAGATTTGATCGACGGCGGCGAAGATGATTTCGCCTGCCTCAAAGGGTGTGAATGGTGAGCCGGGTTCTGTGATGACCGCGCCGATATCGGCAATGGTTGAGCCTTCTGAGAAGTCGGCGCAGATGGCTTGCCCGAGGTTGACCATGAGTTGGTCGCTGATGTGGTGGTGGATTCCTACTGCGTCGAGTTCGTTTAGGTATCCGTTGGTGTCGGCGTTGGCTGGCGCGGCGAGGATCAGTGCGGCCGGCGCGGCGAGGAAAAGTTTTCCGAATTTACTGCATACGTTTGGCATCAGCGATCCCATTCCCCGGTGAAGCCGTCGCGTAACGCGCGTAGGCAGTCTTTGAGGTCTGTAAGGATTTGTTGGGCCTCGCCGGCGGCGTAACGGAGTTGATGGCTGAGGGCTTCAATCCAACTCATTGGTGGATTCCGATCTCGCCCAGGATGGATTGAGTTTCGTTATCGATGCGAAGGACGGGTTTTTGCATGGCGGCGGCAACCATCTGATAGGAGCCGATGAGGTCTGACAGTTCTTCCCATTCGTCTAGTGCGCCGCCAGTGATGTAAGCGGATGGCGTGCCGTCTGGCTGGTAGTACACCTCGCCTACGGAGTGGGTTTTGCCGTCGAACAGGATGCGGTAGTTCCAGCAGCCGATGCTCATTTGTCAACCTCTGCGAGCTTGGCGCGGGTTTCGGAGATGGTTTTGAGTAGCTTGACGTGATCCGCTTTGTCTTTGCGTTTGGCGGCGCGGGTTTCGGGCAGGTCCGCGATGGCTTGCTCAACAATGAGGTTGAGTTCGCGCCATTGCTGGATGGTGGCGACGATGCGGAGTTGGCCGTCGTCCGGGGTTTTGCCGCCCCACAGGATGAGGAGTTCGGTGTGGTCGGTGACGGGGATGTTGTCGCCGTCGAAGTTGGTGTATTCGGTAACAAGGGGATGGTGTTTGGCGCGGTAGTGGATTTTCACTGGCCGACTCGCTCATGGTTGAAAGGAGCATGCAAATCGACGCTGGCTTCAATCTCGCGGATGTTGTCCAAGTTCACGCCCGACTGAATGAGTGCGACACCGACAGCGCCTCTGGCTTCGATGGCTGCGTGTAATTCGCCGCTTGCTTTGGTGCGGTCCCAGCGAGATACGAAGCGGTCCTTCGATTCAATGGTGTCGGCGTCCCGCGCCGCCCAGAATGCGGCGCGCTTGTCCATCTCCAACTGTGCTAGCGCGGTAACCACCGCTTCGACCAGTTTGGCCTGGTCGGCATCCTTGAAACTCATGTCTGCTCCTGTCTGTCGAGTTTCGGCGACAGGTGCAGACGTTACTACTGACCCTATAGCGGGTCAAGAACCTACGGGTGGGCGTGTCGGTATGCCTCTTGTACCGCCTTCGGTATGCGCCCGTGTGCGGCGACGGTATAGCCGCGTTCGTTGGCCCAGTATCGGATCATGTCGAGTTCGATGTTTTGTGGCCGTGAGCCGCGTTTGCGTTCTTTGGGTGGTGGGACTGCGCGCCGGCCGGCCTGGATGTAGGGCTTGACTAGCTCGCGGAGTCTGTTGGCGTTGGTGGTGGATAGGTCGATGAGGTAATCGACGCCATCGATGGCGAAGCGCAAGGTTTCGTCGGCGGGTTTGCCGTCGAGATCGTCTACTAGCACCACTTTGTTTGCCATTGACTGTTTCCCCTATCGGCTTTGTTACTGTCGCGCGCTCGGCGCTCCACAAGTAACTTACTCGCTTTTCGTAACCGGACTTGGTTACCACCTCCACCGGGCGAGCATCCGGTGCCTTGTTTGCGTGTCGAGTAGCACGCTTCGCGTGTAGGCAGCGAGGGGAGGGCGCGGTGCCGGGGTGGTGTGGCGCTGTGTGGGCGGGGTGCGTGGTGGTCTGGGTGTTCGCGCCAGCCGGCGCTCGGACCATCTCCTCCCTGACGGTCGGTGATGGTGCGGATGCTCGCGTGCGCTCGCAAGTGTCTTATATGCAGGTTGGCATGGGTGCGGCTCGTTGTCCCAAACAGGTGTGTGTGATTCGCGTCACAGTCACACTTGTAGCATATTCCGGCCCCTATAAAGCCCTGATCAGCCCGTTTTTCGGGGAAGCGACGGCTTAAAAGTCCCTCGTTTGCGACACGCCGACCGGACATTATCGGAAACGCTGCTGGACGGTGGGTGACGTGATTGCCGGGTTGTGCCGTGTGTTGCCGTGGCCTCTAGCTACAGTGAAGCCACACTGCCAAGCATACGAGCGAGGCAACTAGGCAAGGGGAAACGATGGCTCGCGCGAAGAAGCTCAAAGAGGGAACCCGCATAGTTCGACCACGGGATGTAGCCACTGTGGTGAGCGATATGGGCGATTGGGTGTCGGTCAGGTTGTCGAACGGTGAGTACGAGAATTGGACGCGATACAAGGATGCCGATGGCCCCGGTTTCCTTGAGGTTTCGGAGTGACCTCGCAGCGCAGGGCGACGGGTACGGGTGGGCTGTCGAGGCGCGCGGACGGGCTGTGGATTGGCAGCGTCACCTTGCCTACAACGGATGGCCGGCAACGCCGCAAAACAGTTTCGTCTAGGGATCGCAATGAGGCGATGCTGAAGTTGCGCCAGCTTCACCAGGACGTGGCTAAAGGCAAGGTGACGTATGCGCCGTCAATGACTTTGGGTGATTGGCTGGATTATTGGTTGGAGCGGATTGTGCGTCCGAATGTGCGTCCGAGAACCTACACCTCGTATGAACAGGCGGTGCGTCTGTATATCAAGCCGCATGTTGGTGGTGTGCGGTTGGACAGGCTGACGCCAGCCCATGTGCGGGACATGGTGTTGGCGGTGCAGAAGGTTTCGACTCGTAATGGGCAGAAGGCGCATCAGACGTTACGGCGCGCGTTGCAGGCTGCTATTGGTGATGGTGTGGTGGATCGTAATGTCGCCGCTGTGGTGTCTCGGCCGGCGCATATCGGTTCCGATATAGAACCGTTTGAACCGGATCAGGTGCGCCATATCCTGCGGACATCACTTCAGCATGATATTCATCCGACTCGCTGGCTGGCCGCGTTTCTGACGGGTTTGCGCCAAGGGGAGTTGTTGGGGATGGAGTGGGATCGGGTCGATTTGGATGCTGAGGTGATGAATGTTCAGTGGCAGTTGCAGTTGTTGCAGAAAGTTCATGGGTGTGGTGATTCGGTTGATGGGGTGTATCGGTGTTTGAAGGTGCGGCCTGGTTGGTGTCCGCAGGCGCGGTGGGATCATCCGGCGGGGTTTCGGGTTCGGGAGTGTCATCGGTCTCTGTGTTGGACTGCGCCTAAGTCTGTGGCTCGGGAGCGGTTTGATGTGCCGTTGATTCCGGCGATGGTGGCGGCGTTGCGGGTTTTGCGGGAGCAGGACACGGGGCCGAATCCTCACGGGCTGGTGTGGCATCACGCCGATGGCCGGCCGGTGTCTCCGCGCGAGGACAATGATTTGTGGGCGATGCTGTTGAAGGTGTCGGGTATTCCTCATGTGAAGCAGCATGCTGCGCGGCACACAACGATCAGTTTGTTGCAGGAGCGTGGTGTGGATGAGCCGACGCGGATGGCGATTACGGGCCATTCCAGTGTCGCGGCGCACCGTGGCTATGTGCATGTGTCGGCTCGGCAGGCCGCTGACGCCGCCAATGTGCTGACCGACTTGGCGTTTGCTGACGAGGTTTAGACCTGCGGCGATCCACGCACACCGTTTACTGTCTGCATACTGGATAGACGGTATGGGTGTTTGATGTTTGTTGGTCTACGGCCCTTCTAGGGGCCAAAGCATAGACGTTATCGGTTGTCAATACCCACTGTGATATGTCGAGATCGCGGGGGGGGGCTTTCTCATATAGGCGTTTTTTTGTCGCCATGATCGGCCGGCGGTGAGTACTTTTCCTCCGCTGAATCCGGCGAGGAGGATGACGGTGACGACGATTGCGCCGGGTGTGCTGCCGTACCCGTGGGCAGCTTCGACGGCTTCAAAGCTGAGGAGTATTCCTGCGATGCACGATGCGAGGTAGAGGCTGAGTATTTTTTTGTCTCCTCGCCGGGTGTCGGCTCGGAGTCGCAAGATTCTTAGGGCGATGACGGCGAGTAGGTAGCTGAGTGTGGTGGCGACCGATGTCCAAAAGACGCGGATGAAAAAGCCTTCGTCGGGGTTGACGGCGGGGTCGAGTAGGTAGGGGTTTCGCCATGCACCGGACAGCATGTATGCGGTGACCATGATGATAGTTCCGGTGATGCTGGATGTGCGAGTCATTCCGTTGAACCACGGTGTTGTGTCGGTGTTGAATCTGTGGCGTCGGTTGAGGCTGATGGTGAATTCGGAGAGGCTGTAGAAGGTGAGTGCGGCGGCGATGACGTAGGCGTGGCCCCACCACGGGATTTCGTTGCGGAAGAACAGGATTGGAGCGCAGAAGCCGCCGGCTGTGGACAGGGCAATCATTGCCTTGGTGGTGTGGCCTTCCCAGTATCCCCAGGCGTGGCGGCGCTGCCATGCGGTCCATGTTCCGAGGGCGCACATGATCGTGAAGTAGATGAAGCCAAGTGTCATCATGTGTTTCTTTCCGGGGTCTGGGGAAAAGTTTTGGAGCGCGGGGTTTGGGTTGTTACATGTCTGGTGTGGGGCCGCGCGACAATTTGCGTCTGAAGGAATCGTCGCTGAGGATTGTTCTTCGGCGTAGTTCTAGGAGTAGTTCGTCGGTGGGAATGTTTGTGAGGTTTGTGGGGATGGTTTCGTTGATGAGGGCTGGTTCTAGGCCGGCGAGGATGGCGGTGCAGGCACCGGGTTTCCATCCGAGTTTTGCTTCTAGCATTGCGTAGCTTCCTGGGCTAGCTCGCCGTATGCCGTGTTCAATGTCGGACAGGGTTCTGATCGTGATGCCCAGGACGTTGGCTAGGTCTTGGCGGGTGTTGTAGCCAAGCTCGGTGCGTCGGACCATGACGTAGTGGCCGAGGCGTTCTTCGCCGGACTGCTCCAGTCGATTCATGCCTTTCAGTGTCACACCGTGTTGTGTGTCTTGTCTACTTTTTGCCTGACTATGTGGGCAATCGCGGGGTTTGATTGCCGGTGTGCGACACGCCAGACTCAAGGTTGTGAACTGCGGTTATGTGTTTTATTTCCGGTTTTGGGCGCAGATGAGTTGACATGAACGGAAATTGGTTTACGGTCTGTTTCACACAAGTTCAGAGATAGGGGCTAGAAGGTCATGGGATGGACAGAATCACCGTTGGACGGGGAGAGGCCGCAGGGCTTCTCGGAATCTCAGTCACAGAGTTGGACGACGCACGTCGCAGAGGCGATTTGGTTAGTCGGAAGCTCGGGAAGCGAGTCCTCATTGAAGTCGATGAACTCGTTCGTTTCGCCCGATCTTTGCCGGCCTATGAGCCGCGCCGCTGAGCGGTGGCAGATGGTGGTGGGTGTTGCGTCTTTGGTGGCTGTTCAAACCTTGTTGGTGTTGGTGATCGCGGCCTGGCTGGGGTTCTGATGAACATTTCCAATCTGAGCCGTGAGCAGCGGCAGGATTTGATTGACCAGTTGACTGCCACGCGCCGGCAGGTCGATCTTGACATTCGTATCGCTAAAAAAGCGATTGCCGACATGCAGGCTGAGTTGGACAGGCGTGAGTCCCGTCTGGCCGACATCGATCACTCGCTGGGGCATCTGAAGTGACACGCCGACACGCCGACAGTATCGACGGCATAATGTCGCCATATCGCGGTATGATGGAGTGACCCGCGAGAAGCACACACGCTCTACTGAGGCGTTTACCGCCCAGACATCCAAAGAACTGGTCATTGATCGGGTTTTGGATGTGACTAGCAGGTTTGGGTTGCCGTGGTCAAGGTCGAAGGTTCGCCGGCTGTTGGTTGTGTGGGAGCGCCAAGTGATGCCGTTAGGTCGCTGGGATTTCCCAGACTTTGTGATCCACAAGATGCAGTTGACAGCGGAGCAGGCGCGCTGTGAGCGCGCAGCGATTGATGCGTTGCGAGCAGTTTTGACTTACCACGATCCGACTGGTTTATCGGCGTCGATCCGCGCCGACCGTAGAGATGGGAACAGAGCATGAGTGAACTGGCTGAATTTTTATCTCCGCTGCCCGAGGTTGGTGTGCCGGTGTTAGTTGCGCCGGGTGTGGTCCAGGTCGATGACTACACGTTCGATGTGGAAACCATTGCTGATGCTGCGGTGGATGAGGCACGGTATGTGGCGTCGATTTTGGCGGCGAAACGGTTTTTGGATGAGGGTCGGGTTGCGGATTGTCGGGATCGTGCGTTGAAGGCGGCGCAGATCGCTCTCGACAATTTTGAGACTCAGTTTCCCAGTGATTACAAGTGCCAGTTTGCGCCTGACACAAATTCGCCGTTTTACAAGATGGCTGATGCGATCTTGGCGGCTATCGATGAAGGGGAGTTGTGACGTGGGAAAGAAGAAGGACGTTCTTGCTGCTGCGTTGGCTGATTATGCGTCGGTGTGTAAGACGCCGGCTGAGCTTGAGGCGTTACCTAACGGCTCCATCGTTTTCGGTCAGATTGAGGAGTACACGGGTCATTACCTTCTTGTGAAGGATGATTTGGCGTGGGCCGATTTGCGTGGCCCATACGGCGAAGCCAACTTGATGTGCCCTTCCTGGTTTACTTTCGACGTTCTCATAGAGAGTGGCGAAATTGAGATTGTCGATGATTACACGCCGGAACTTCCAGTCTTAGTTCTGCACAGTTCTTATATCGATCCTGATGACGGCATCTGAGTTTCTGCATGAGCGCAGTGTTCTGATTTTGGCGATCCGCGATGTCGATTCGCGGTTGCGCGATCTGCTTGACCAGGCCGGCACTTACCGTGCGAGTGCTGAGGTTCGCGAGTTGTTTGAGTGCCGCTCAGGTTTGGTGGATCGGCTGTCGGGTTATCAGTGTGATGCTCCGACGTTGCCTGACGTGCTGGGTCTGTGAAGGCAAGCGACGAGGCGAATGCCGCGTATCGGCAGGGCTTGTGTATCGACTGCCGGAAGGTTCGTTATTCGGCCGGCCGACCGAGATGTAACGAGTGTCATGCGGCGATGAGGCAGCACCAAAGCCAAGGAGGATCGTCGTGACTGATTTGACGTTAGTGGAGTTGTTCTCCGGTATTGGCGGTTTCTCTTGCGCGTTTGAACGTGCCGGGGTTCAGACGGTTGCTGCGGTAGAGATTGATTCTGCCGCGCGAACGGTGTTCAAAAGTCATTTTCCTGACGCTTTTTTGTTTGATGACGTGACGAAGGTGAGTGGCGATGACATTCGGGCAACTGGGTTTAATCCTCAGCGGGGAATCCTCACCGGGGGATGGCCGTGCCAAGACATCAGCAACGCCGGAAAGCAAAAGGGTCTTGCCGGCGGCAGGTCAGGTTTGTTCAGCGAAGTGGTGCGGCTGCTGGGAGAACTCAAGCCTCGCTGGTTTGTCCTTGAAAACGTCCCCAATCTGCTCACGATTAACGGTGGACGGGACATGGGAACCGTTATCGGGGCGCTGGTTGGCTGCGGGTACGGGGTCAGCTACAGGGTTTTGGACGCACAGTTTTTCGGAATCCCCCAGCGCCGCCGCCGAATCTTCTTTGTCGGACATCTTGGAGATACCGGGTCCGCATCTGCTGAAGTTCTTTTTGAGTCCGAGGGCGGCGTCAGGAATTTTACGCAGGGCAGCAAACCGGAACCGTTGTCTGCCAGAGGATTTGGTGTCGGCCCTGAAAACAGTGGCGGCGAGTTAAGTGCGCGAACGATTATTTCCACCCTTCAGGGCGGCGGTAAGCGTGGCTATCGGATCGATGCGGAGGGTGCGGCCGGCGGCCACCTGATTGTTTCGCGTAGCGATTTGGGTGTTCGGCGTTTGACTCCATTGGAGTGTGAACGGTTGCAGGGTTTCCCTGACGGCTGGACTGGCGGTGAATCTGATTCGGGGCGGTATCGGATGTTGGGTAATGCGGTTGCGGTTCCCGTTGTGCAGTGGATCGCGAACAGGATTGTTGAGATTGATGGGGGAATTTAGGTGACTGATTACAGCATTGTTCGCGATTTTTGGAATCGTCCGTATGTGACTCAGGATGGTGAGGCTCTGGAGTTTGTGCAGGGGCGTAAGTCTCCGGTGAATGCTGAGGCGTACACCAGGATCAGCACGCTGTCGGGTGCGCTGGACGATAAGGGCGGTTTGGTTGATTGGACTGCCGCTATGGCGATGCTCGGGGTTGTGAAGTCGAAAAGCATTGCAGCCCAGGTGGCGCATCTGGCGTCGGCGCATGAAGCGCCGTGGTATTCCGATGGTAAGAAGCCGTTAAAAGAGTTGGTGCGTAAGGCTAAGGAGCTTGGCGGTGCTGATGATGCGGCCGGCATGGGCACTGCGTTTCACGGCATTTGTGAGTGTCTAGACCTTGGTGTTGATCCGCAGTATGTGCCGGATGAGATGAAGCCTTGGGTGGATGCCCGTCAGGCTGCGGTGCGCGGCTATGAGCCGTTCCTTGTGGAGCCGTTTGTGATTAATGATGAGTTGAAGGTTGCCGGTAATCCTGATCGTTTCCTTCGGGATAAAGAGACAGGAATTGTGTATGCCGCCGACGATAAGACGGGTACTGATGAGCCTGATTATCCGCTGAAGGTGACGATTCAGGTGGCTATCGCTTCTCGGTCTGTGTTGTATGACCAGGCGACGGGTGTTCGTACTTCGATTGATTGTGATCAGGATCGCGGGATTTTGATTCACACGCCGATGCGTTCGGGTGAGCCGCGCAGTGTGTTGTATTGGCTTGACCTGAATAAGGGTTGGGAGTTGGCGCAGTTGGCTGCGACGGTGCGGGACAGTAAGAAGGTCAGCAAGCTGGAGAAGGTGAAGTAGATGGCTTTTAGTCAACGCCAGGTGCAGCAGTTGCTTGCGCCTATTAACGCGAAGCGTGTGTTGCGGGATGGCAAGGGTCAGGCTCATGTGTCGCAGCATGATGTGACGGCGCACCTGAATCGCATCTTTGGTTTCGCCGGCTGGGATAAGGAAATCCTGCATGAGGAGTTGGTTTTTGAGCAGGAACGCAACACCAACGGCAAGCCTGCGGGTCGGTGGGATGTGTGCTATCGGGTTCGGATTCGCCTGATCGTTCGGGATGCTGATGGCGTTGAGCAGACCCGTAAGGATGAGGGTTCTGTGGGTACGGCGCAGAATCAGACGCGCGCCGATGCACACAAGCTGGCGTACACGTCTGCCATCTCTTTGGCGTTGAAGCGCGCGGCCAAAGACTTAGGCGATCAGTTCGGCCTGTCGCTGTACAACAAGGGCCAGTTGACTGCGTTGGTGAAAAGCACGCTGGTTGGCTTGGATGAGCAGCCGGCCGATGTCCAGGCCGATGTCGAGGACATTGTGGCGATGGGTGATGGCGAGCATGAGCCTGATCCGGCGGCGTTGGCTCGCGACGAGTTGCGCGATTACTGCGACGGCAAGCACAACTTGAAGGCTGTCGCCGGGGCGTTTGTGGCGAAGTATGGATTGGAGTTGAATCGCGCAGACGCTGACGATGTCTCATCGTTCACTGCCTTGTTGAAGCAAGGCTTGGTAGCTGTCTGATGGCCGAGGATGCAGACATCACTGTGGACTGGAATCCAGTCATGGTGGAGAAAGCCATCTACCGTTGCTCTCAGCGGATCGCCAAAGGTGTTTTGAAAGCGGATGAGGCGTACCGAAAGTTTTTGGATGCTGACCGCGACTATGACATGGCGTTTGCACGATCCTATTTGGGTCACGGTGATCGGCCGGCGCATGAGCGTAAGTATCTCGCGGAGTTGGCTACCGAGTTTGAGCGCGCCCAGCGCGATGTTGCTGATGCCGCCTACAAGTTGATGGCGTCGAATCAGCGTGCAATCCAGGGGGAGCTTGAGGCTCTTCGCAGTATTGGTACGTCGGTGCGGCAGGCGTACTCGACAGCGGGAATTGGTGAGCGATGAGTGATCGCAGGTTGGGTGATCCGGTCAATCATCCCGCCCACTACACCAAGCATCCCAGCGGTATCGAATGCATACAGGTAACGGAACACTTCAACTATTGCATCGGCAACGCAATTAAGTATTTGTGGCGTGCGGACAGCAAGAACGATGCAGTTGAAGACCTTCGCAAAGCTGCCTGGTACATCGAACGTGAAATTGAAAGGCGCGTGAATGAAGTCTGATACAGCGTTGGCTGTGGGTGTGTGGGCGGCGTGTTTCGGCCCGTTGATGTTGTCTTTGTGGATGTCCGGTAGGGGATCAATGTGATTGTCCTTGTGGGGTTGGGTTGCGCTGCGTTAGCGGTAGTGACTGGTCTGACGGTGTATGTGTATTTCGGCGCGTATTGGGACGAGTACAAACGGGGTGATGATGTTGAACATTGATCGCGAGTGGCTTCGCATGGTCAAGGACGGCAAAAAACTTGTCGATGAACTTCCGGCCATGATCGATACCGTCTATGACATAAGGGACAGATTCGTGCTGAAACGTCAGTTCAAGGCGAGCAGCGAAAACTTTAAGCAAGCCGTCGATGCGGGATGCAATCCGATTTTTTCCTACGGGGAGTTGGCAGGAATGTTCTGCCTGATTGAAGATTTATCCCTGAAGCGTGAAACCGCCGAGTGAGCGTGTCTGCCGGCGCATTGTCCTAGCGCGCTCTGAGGGTTTGTGTGAGCGGTGTTGTCGGGCGACAAGCCTATCTATGCATCACCGTCTGAAGCGCGGCCAGGGCGGCTTGTGGTGCCCGTCGAACATTGTTGCGGTGTGCGGCTCGGGCACCACGGGTTGTCACGGCTGGATTGAAAGTCATCCCGACGCCGCTGAGGCTAAGGGTTTTCATGTGCGCCCGTGGTGTGACCCGGCGTCAACTGCTATTCGGTATCGGTGGTCGCAATGGGCATTCCTGACTGTTGAAGGTGGAGTCGATTACCAATGAGTGAAACCGCTGGGGCGAAGCCGTGGGACACACCGGGCCTGCCGTCGCGCGAACAGGTTGATCGGTGCCGGCACCACACGCATTGCGCTTACCGCGACGATGATCCGGCGAGATGCCCACTATGTCACGCCACGCTTGTGAAGTGTTGCTGTGACATCTGACTTTGGGCGTATCCATCGACGGTTTCACGCGCATCCGAAAGTTACCCAGGCTGGCTTAGAGGCTGTTGGCTTGTGGACGGTCTGCAATTCGTATTCTCGGGACCAAAGAACTAGGGGTTTCATTTCGTTCCTTGTTGCTGAGGGTTTCGATCCGACTGGCGCGGTAGCTGCTCGGCTTGTTGAGGCGAAGCTGTGGGTGCGTGACGATGAGCGCGGCGGCTATGTGTTTAACGATTGGCTTGAGTGGAACGGTGACGAGGAGCCGAAATCGAATGCCGCGAAGCTCGTCGCCAGCATCGTGAAGGGGCATCCGAGTGAGGTCACGCAGAAACTTCAAGGTCACGTTTCTGACCTTCTGTTAGAAGGCACTGAGTGGGATGTCATTCGGGCGGCATTGAAGATGTGGCTGACGAAGGGTAATGCACCACCTAAGTGGTTACCTCTGCTGGTTTCTGATGTGTTGAGGCAGCGTCAAGACGGCGAACTTGTGATGGCTTTGCGTCAGGCGTTTACCACTGGCACGCCGGCACCGCTGGCACGGTTCGGTCTGATTTTTACAACACCCGATATACCTCGCGAGGTGACGGGTGACGCGGTGGGAATTTTTTACCGCGATGCAGTACGGGAATGGGTCAAAGCAATATGCAAAGAAAAGGGGATCGAATGACTACCGCAACAACGAGGGCGCGCACCACTGATCCGATCACGTCGAAGCTATCTGGCGATCCCACGTTGGGAAGCAGAGATTCGCAGAAGGCCAACCTGTTGCGTGCGTTCGCCCAGGTGCGCGCCGGGTTGACAGATGAGGAAGCTGCGGCTCGCGCCGGCCTACTGACGGTTGGCTTTTGGAAACGTGCCGCCGATCTACGCAATGACGGTTTCATTGAGTGGTCACCCAAGTACCGGGTTGGTTCGCAGGGCCGTTTGGTTGGCGTTTCGCAGATCACACCGGCTGGCCGTAACGCTTTGAAGGGGATCAAGTGACTCAGATGTTCCCGAATCCCTCAATTGTTGAGTGGCCCTTCGCTGAGGAGGAGGAGATGATTCTGACCCATGAGGATGTCATCGAATTTGTGGCGTGCTGCATCTATCAGTCAACCGATCCGACGTTCGGCTGGGGGATGATTGGTGATGAGGATAAAGAGTATTGGATGGGGTTGAGTCAGGCGGCGGTTGAGGCTGTCGCATTGCTGATCGCCGGTCCTGAGACTGATGACGAGGAAGAGTAGTCAGCAGCCGCCTCACGATTTCATTGCAGAGCAGTGTGTTATCGGGGCGCTGCTGCTGAACAATTCGCTGATCCCCGATGTGATCAAGGTGATCACGGCAACGGATTTCTACCGACCAAACCACCAATCAATTTATGCGGCACTCATTGACATGTTCACTAAGGGTGAGCCTGCCGATCCGGTGACGGTCGGTGGTGAGCTAGAGCGTCGGGGAGAGTTGACCAAGGTTGGTGGCGCGAAGGCGCTAATCGACATGATCACCATCGTGCCTACCGCAGTGAACGCAACGTCCTATGCGCGCCAGGTGGCCGACAAGTCGAAGCTACGTCGGCTGGCCGACGTGGGTAGCAAACTGCTTGCGGTTGCGTACACCGAGGGCATGGATGCCAACGAGGGTGTGGTTCAAGCAGAGCGGTACTTCCGCGATGTGCAGGAGCCAACTGAGGATGGGTTCTTGATGCGCCAGTTGGTCGATGAGTGGCGCACCTACATCCAAAACCCTGATGACATTATTCCGACACCGTGGTCTGACTTGAATCGGTATTTGGCCGGCGGGTTGCGGCGCGGAAAAATGTATGTGATTGGCGGCAGACCTGGCGGCGGCAAAAGCATGGCCGGTTTGAACATTATCGGTCACCTCGCGGAAAACGATTTCCCGGTCACGGTGTTCTCGTTGGAGATGGGCAGGCTGGAGATCACTAGCCGATTATTGGCGTGGGGATCGTGGGCGAACTACGGGCAGATTTTTTCCAAGCGCATGGATCGTGACACCCATCTTCGGGTGAACGAGTACTTGGAAAGCCATCCTAAATTTCAGGATCGACTTGAGGTGATCGATAAGGCTTCGATCACGGTTGAGGAGATTGTGGCTCATCTGCGTCAGCGTCGGCCGGCGGCGTGCTTCATCGATTACTGCCAGTTGATTAGCCCATCTGATTCCAAGATTCAGCGCCGCGAGCAGATTGATCATGTGACTCGCACTTTGAAGGTGACGGCGGGGGATGTGGGTTGCGCGATCATTTTGGCTTCGCAGTTGAATCGCGGCCCAACTTCCGGCGGCGGGAGGGCACCCGTGATCTCTGATCTGCGCGAGTCCGGTGGCATTGAAAACGATGCAGACGTTGTCATCTTGTTGCACCGCGAAAATTCCGATGATGTGTTTGTTCAGATGACTGTCGGTAAAAACCGCGACGGCAGGCTCGGATCGTTGCAGTACACCTTTCGGGGCGATGTCGCCAGGATTGGTGATGGCTGATGGTTATGGGGCGCAGGATTGGATGGAACTGGCGGCGTGTGTGAACGATCCCCGATTCACCGGGGATAAGCCGTCCGTTTTGGTTGCACAGCAGATGCAACGCCTGTGTTCTCAATGCGATGTTTTCACTGAGTGTTTGAGGTATCACGCGCACACCGATGTGATTGGTGTGTTCGCGGCCGGCGAGTGGCGGTCGGAATGATTTATGTGATTGTCGCTCCGTTCGCGAGGCCACCGATGACTGCGAACGATCAGCGCCGCGCGCATTGGCAGAAGGTGCGTGCGACGAAGAAACAGGTTGGTGATGCGGTGGCGTGGCTGGCCCGACAGCAACAGATCAAAGATGTCGGGCCAGCCGAGGTTTCCTTCACTTGGTTTGCACCAGACAAGCGCCGGCGAGATTCCGACTCGTTGGGGCCATTCGTTAAAGCGGCCCTCGACGGCTTGGTGCAAGCCGAGGTGTTTCCCGATGACCACAACGGCTGGGTGGTCAAAACAAGTATGGCTGTGGTGTCGAGCGACACCCGTAATCCCCGTATCGAAATTTCAATAGAGGAGGTTGGGAATGTTTGAGGGTTCTGACGTGGAGTGCGGACCTGACTGTGAGTGTGGCGGCTCAGGCAGGTGGATTCAGCCGCTTGTGTCATTCCCCGGCAAAGACGTTGACACCCGCAAGAACCTAATCGAATTGAAGTTCGTCCTTCCCATCGACTACATCGATGATCTGTGGAAGTTGATGTCTTTGCCTTCGTTCAGGCAGCACCTGGATGACTCGTTAAGCGCGGTGATGGCCGGGTACTTCGATCAGATCGCGGAAACTTTCGACGAGATCGCGGAATCCTTTTAATGCGCGGCGACTACGAGGATTGGGAAGATGGCGCGCTGTGCAAACAGATCGGCATTTGGGCTTTCTACAGTGACGGGCAAGGCGGCAACCCATACCCGTTCGGTAAACGGGTATGCGGCATGTGCTTTGTGCGAGAGCCTTGTCTAAATCGTGCGCTGCGTGACCAAGAACAGTTCGGTTTGTGGGGTGGCGAGACACCAAGCTCTCGGCTTCGATTGCTGCGCGAGCGTTTCGGCCCCGATTTCAATTGGCCGGAGAACGCCACATGAGCGCAGCAGATTTCAATCCGAATCGTCACTACGATCCGCTGACCGTTGATGCTTTGGTGCAAAGGTATCCGATGCGGGGTGCTACGTCAGCCGACAAAGCAAAGGCGGCGAAGCTGCTCTCCGATAGGGGAGTCGATGACAGTGAGATAGCGATCCTGTTGGGTGTGTCTGAGCGCAATGTAGGTCGATGGATACATGAGTTTGAGGTTGCTCCGCTGCCTCCGATTGCGGAGTGGGCGCAACGCGAGGACTGGCCTAGGTGCCGCAGCGGCCAGCATGAGATGACTCCCGACAACATGGTGCGTAAGGGCTATGACAGGAATGGGAAACAGTTGTACACCTGTCAAATGTGCATTCGCGTCGGCACAGCGAAGAGGTCGGTATTGCATGACAGATGAGATTGTTCACCGCTGTAGATCAGGGAAGTTGCAGTGTGTGTCTCGCACTCCTGACGGGGCGGCAGTGACGATGAAACCTGACACGCTGTGCCCTGGTTGCATCACACAGATACAGGTGATGCTGGGCGATCTGCCGCATCTCGCGGCGGCGTTGAAATGTTTCCTTGGCGGGTCGATGGCAACCGCATACACGTCGAAAGTGCATTCAACTCCGACGCCGGCTGCGCCAATGAACGTCACCGTCTATGACTTGATCGATGACATTGGTGACGCTATTGATCGCGCCGGCGGCATGGGTGTCCGTATCGACAATCTGATTCGGGAACCGGGCGTCGAGTTTCAGGTGTGGCAGCGGGGCGAGCCAACACGGCGAATGCTCGACGGTGTTGACCGCGCAATGAATGTCCGCAAGGTACATAGAAAAGCTGAGGGCATGGTCGGTCTGAAAAAAGTTTGGCAGCGCCGAGTGTCGCCCTGCCCGCACTGCAATCTTCCGACGCTCGGTTCCTGGTTTGGCGAGAACACGGTCCATTGCACTAACGAGGACTGCAACAGCAGCCTCACCCGAGATGAATATGACCTGATGGTTATAGCGAAATCAAAAAGTGAGAAGAGGAAATGACAAACAGCATCACGATCACCGGAAACATCACTGCCGATCCTGAGATCAAGTTCCTGCCTTCGGGTATCCCAGTGGTGAGTTTTACTGTCGCGGATACGCCGCGCGTGTTCAACAAGGACACCGGGGAGTGGAAAGACGGCGACACACTTTTCCTGCGCTGCAATCTGTGGCGTGACGCCGCCGAGAACGTCGCAGAGTCCTTACAGAAGGGCGCTCGCGTAGTTGTGAGTGGGCATCTCAAGCAGCGCACTTTTGATGGCCGCGACGGCGATAAGAAGTCGATGATTGAACTTGAGGTTGAAGAGGTTGGGCCGTCGCTGAAGTATGCGCGCGCCCAAGTTACGAAACAGAAGAGGGACGGTACGTCGGGCACGTTCGCTGCGGCTACTTCCACTCCTGCGCCGGCTGGCGATCTGTGGGGTGTCAGCGATGACGAGCCGCCGTTCTGATCGGTTGCCCTTTTAATAACTAAATAAAACACACGTCGAGATAGATAGACCCCAGCAAGGACAAAGGGGGTCCATTTTTGTTGTCCAATTTAGGAAACCAAACTTTGAAACACATAGTGATGTTTAGCGGTGGCATCGGTTCTTGGATGACAGCGAAACGGGTGATTGCCAAGCACGGCACAGCCGATACGATTCTCCTTTTTGCGGATGTGAAAGGGGAGGGGCGGTGCCTGACTTGTGATCACAGGTTTAGCCTGCACATCAATGGGCGTGGCCCTTGCGATGTGAAAGACGACGATGACAAATATTGCGGATGCACTTCGTTTGTGGATAATCCGTTTGTTGGTGAGCATCCAGACACCTATAGGTTTATTGATGATGCTGCCGCCAAGTTACAAGCAGAACTTGTCACAGTCATGGACCCCAAGAAGCGGGACATTTGGGGTGTTTATGAAAGTAGGAGATATTTAGGTAATTCTCGCCAAGCTAATTGCTCCATCGAATTGAAGCAGAAGCCGTGCCTTGCTTGGCTAAAGGACAATGTGAAGCCGGATGAGGGAAAGGTATACGTCGGCATTGACTGGACTGAGTCTCATCGATTGCCGGCAGTAGAGGCCGCGTATGCAAAATGGGGTTACAAGGCAGAAGCGCCTTTGTGCAATCGTCCCTATCTAGATAAAGACGAGATGATTCAGGCCGCGATAGCAGACGGGTTGACCCCTCCTTCTGCATATGCAAAGGGTTATCCACATAACAATTGTTCCGGTTTTTGCGTGCGTGCCGGCAAGAGTCAGTTCAAGATGCTGCTGGAAGAGAATCGTGAGGCGTACATGTTCCATGAAGGACAAGAGCTAAAACTTCGGGAATATTTAGGCAAGCCGGTGACGATTTTGACTGAGATGAATAAGGGCGAAAAGGTCAACTTAACCCTTCGCAGTTTTCGTGAGCGTCAGGAATCTCAAAAATCTTTGTTTGACGATGATGAATTCGATTTTGGCGGTTGCGGTTGCTTTTCACAATTTGAGGACGATGAGTGAGGTGCTAGTAAGGCGCAAGGTTTTGAAAAGTACGGCAGTAGCTTGCGTGCTGTTGTTGGCGGTTTCCGAATTGATCGGCATTGCGGCGATGGCCGCGATCCGTATGGGCGAGAGAGGTAGTCGCTGGTGGTAGAGAAGAAAGTTGACGATCTGCTTAAAGAATCTCAGATCATCAAGGCTTTGGCTGAGGCCCGTAAGTATGAGGCTGAGGCTGCGAATCTTGAAATCAACGAAGCCGATGTTGAGGTTGAACGGAATATTCGGTTAGCGGATTTGCGGTCAACACTGGCGGCTGCCGATCAAGTTGAGAGTGACGCGGAGATCACCCGTATCACTAGGGATGCACAGTTACGCCAGGAGAAGTTCACGCTACTGAGCGATCACTATCACTTCCACATGGATTTCCGTTGCGATGTCGATTACAAGTCTGTCGATAAGGCTTTGCAGCAGCTACGGATTTGGGATCGCATCGACAACAAGTCAGCGTGGTTCATTGACATCCAGTCGGACGGCGGGAGCGCCCTCGACGGGTTCGCGTTGTTTGATCGCCTCGTCGCGCATTCTAAGCGCGGCAAGCGAAGCAAGGACGGCAAGAAGTTGACGTTCGGCCGGCACAACGTCACCATGACCGTGTTGGGGCACGCGGCGAGCATGGGTGCGATCTTGTTGCAGGCTGCCGACGAGCGGGTGATCGGCCCCGAGGGTGTCCTGATGATCCACAAGGTGAGTGCGGGTGCGGCCGGCAAGGTCAGCGAAATTATGAACACGGCGAAATTTCTGGAACGCATGTGTGACCGGATTGCGAATGTGTTTGTGGAGCGGTCCAATGGCCGAATCGACCTAGAGACTTTCCAGCGTAAGTGGGAACACAACGATTGGTGGATCACGTCCGAGGAAGCCTTGGAGCTTGGATTTGTGGACAGGATCGGCTGATGCGCCGCAGGATAAATCCAGAATTTGAATTGGCAAAACGTCACATGACGAAACTGGAGAACCGTATCGCCTACCTGGAACAGGAATTGGAGTGGATGACCGGGGAGCGCAACAAGCTGCACCGGATTGTTCAGGCCGCTCGCGAAGGACATGAGCACATCCACCGCGCACTGTTCCCCGACAACATCCACCAGCTTCGCCACGGGACAACGGAATGAGCGACTGGCATCACCGTTACCGCCGCATCATCGACAGCTACCGGACAGCCTTATTGGACAGGTCACCCGACGCCTGCCGGCTAGTCGATGCCAGGATGGTGGAGTTCGGTGAGTCATGGGTGTGCAACGATGATCCGATTGATGTAAACGCTCTCATGTCGGCTCCCGAGATCGCCCGTCAATTCGGATTCAACTTGTGGGATGTTCACAATTGGGCGAGGGCCGGGAACTTAACTCGTCACGGTAATCCAACCCGCCCTAAATATCGTTTGGGTGATGTGTTGGCTTACCAAGCCATGAAAAAGCAATAATCTGTAAATGTATAATGGGAGTCAGTGGATGACCTATGCCCAAAAATGGCTTCCCATTCCCGGTTTTAGCGGCTACGAAGTGTCTGACCTGGGAAATGTTCGCAATGTGAGGCATGACCGAATTTTGGTTCAGCATGCCGCCGCGAATGGTTCGGGCCTGTACGTTAATCTCGGCAAATCGACCCGCTTGGTTCACAAATTAGTGGTGCTGGCTTTTGACGGGAATGGTGGCCGGCGCATCAATCACTTGAATGGTGACCGGCGGGATAATCGTTTATCGAATTTGACTCAGCGACGGCGCGACAGCGTCCCCGCCGGGTCCAAATGTTCTAATGGGCATGAACTGTCCGGTAGTAATGTCGCCATGTGGGGCGGCGGTAACCGCATTTGTGTGGCTTGTCGCGATGGCAGGCCAGCGAATCGGCAGCTACCTGACGTTTTGAAATAGGTTTGGGCGCTCCCCTTCGGGTTGCATGCGCTCAGGTGGACGGGCCTCGCCTTTGCGCGCGTGGGGATGTGCGCGAGGCCCGTCCACCATTTCCACTAAACGAAGAAGGGGTAACCCGTGTTCGGAAAGTGTTCGTACTGTGAAATGGAAAGACCGTATAGCTGGATCGGCGGTCAACATTGCAGGTTGCATCACGGTGTTCCACAGTTACTAGCGTTGGACTGGCCGGCATCACCGATGTCTCACTACCCGTCTGATTGGCCCGTGGCATGAGCGCCCGAATACTGGTTCTCGACATTGAAACCCAACGGGCCGTTGTCGAAACTTTCAGTTTGTTTAGCGACTACACATCAATTGATCGTGTGTTGGTTCCGGCGCGGGTGTTGTGCTTCGCCGCCAAATGGTTCGGTGAAGAACAAATGTTCTTCCACGCCGCCTGGGATGACGATGACGAGTACAACTACGATCTGATGTTGCGCGCGGCATGGAACCTCTACCATGAGGCCGATTTTGTGGCGACGTGGAACGGGGATCGTTTCGATACGCAGTGGCTGATGGCCGAGTTCGGTCGGCTTGAGCTTGGCCCACCTTCGCCTTTTAAGGGCTTGGATTTGATGAAAGTTGCGAAAAAGAATTTCGGCCAGGGCTTGATGTCTAAGAAGCTGGATTGGTTGGCTCGCAACTGGATTGGTGACCGTAAGGCCGGTCATGGTGGTAAAGATTTGTGGCATGAGATTCGGCATGGGGATCAGAAGTCAAGGAAGTCGGCGCAGAAAACGATGCGCGCTTACAACGAGCAAGACGTAATCCTGACTGAGAAAATGCTGGACCGCTTTTTGCCGTGGACGGGGATAAACGTCGCCTTGTATGAGGAGAATCCCAAGGGTTGCACTAAATGTGCCTCGTCCAATTTGGTCAAGGACGGCTTGTATCACACAACCACTCAAACGTATCAGCAGTACAGGTGTAAGCAATGCGGCGGCTGGTCGAGGGGTCCGCGTTCGCTTGGCACAAGCGACTTGAGGCCGCTGTGAATGTGGAGTGACTTATTTTTCAGTGAGGGCTGCCTCGTCTTGATTGTCGCGGCTAGCGTAATCGTTTTGATTTTGACGCGGGAGTAATGCCATGACCATTGATCGCGGATGCGAGGACGGCTGCATGTGGCCCAATCCCGATGATATTCACGATTACGTCGGGGAAGAACTAGCGGAGAATCAAGAATGATTCCCAG